GCCTGCTTGCTTCTTAACGATGACAAAAAGAAAAGCGTTCAGGAGCAAACAGAAAGCTTAATTGATTATGTTGCAGGACTTTTTCAGAATCCACAGCTTGAAGAAATTGAGTTCATGATTATGAGATTTTGTGCTTATGCTACACAAATCGAAGCTCTGATTCGAGATGTAAATCAACCACTTGCGGATTATACAAATCGGTATCGAAGGATTACTGATAGATTAAAGACTATTTCCAATCTTAACACTTCTACGGCCGTCAGAAATGGTGGTATTCGTTTATCAGACGAACGTAAGAAAGAAGTAATAAATAGTATGGAACAGCAGTGGGATGAGAATGAAGAAACAGTTAACCCGCCTCCACCGACTGTAAAAGAATATTTTGGTCTTCCTAGCTGTAAAGCAGTAAAGGAAGGAACGGATCCAAAAATACAGATCTCAGGCGACTGGACAGATCCAGAAGTATTAGGACTTGAAGGTTGGGTTAATATAGATCTCGATGTAAAGGTCTACTTAGTGAGGCTTCAAGAAGCTCTAGGGCAAGGCAAGCTCAACGTGATTGCCGGCTGGAGAGACGAAGCATATAACGAAGAAATTGGAGCATCACCTGAGTCTCCGCATTTGACTGGTTTAGCAGTCGATGTAGAAATCATTGGAGACGCAGACGAAATGTGTAGGATTGCTCTCGAAAAAGGATTCCGTTACTGTAAGGTAAATAGTAGTTTTGTACATTTAGATCTTAAGCCGAGGCCGCAAGGATGACAGTTCAAGTATATACACCGAGAACGAAGAAGCCAGTCCTATATTCTGACTTCAGAAAAGATCTCGCTAAAAGTCCTGTCTCAAACGACATTGCCGTTTTGAAAGACGAAGATTCGGTAAAAGAATCAATTAAAAACCTGATCCTTACAGATCCAGGCGAGCGTTTAATGCAGCCATTTATTGGTGGTGGTATTCGTGCACTCTTGTTTGAAAATATTACGCCCGCCGTTATTAAGATTATCGAAGACAGAGTTAGAACGACAGTTGAAATTTATGAGCCACGAGCTGAGCTTATTGATGTAACTGTTTCATCGAATATTGATGACAATCAAGTCGGTGTAACTGTAAGATTCTATGTACAAAGTCAACAACAGCCAATCATACTTAACGTTATTTTAGAAAGGATAAGATAAAATGGCCACTCCATCGACGCCAATCACAGAGCTTGATTTTGACGCTGTAAAACGACAGCTTAAATCATATCTGCAAACTCAAACACAATTCAAAGATTACGACTTTGAAGGTTCGAACATGAGTGTGTTGCTCGATGTTTTGGCATATAATACGTTTCAAAATAACTTTTATACTAACATGGCACTTAACGAGATGTTTCTCGATTCGGCTGTATTGAAAAACTCTGTTGTATCTCATGCAAAGGAACTTAACTACGTTCCAAGATCTCGTAAATCTGCAAAGGCAGTCGTCAATGTAAGAATCTATGACGAAACACGAGACGACCAAACAATTACTATTCCAAGGTTTACTGACTTTTCTTCTAACTACCTTGGTGAAAATTTTAACTTTGTTACAGACGAAACGTATGTAGCAAGAAAATCAATTGACGCTGCAACTGGAGATACATTTTATGTTGCAGAAGGTGTAGAGTTATACGAAGGCCAAACACTTACGAGCTTCCAAAGGGAAGGCTTTATTATTGACGCAGATGGAAAGCTTCGAGTTCAGCTAACTAACGACAATACAGATATTGAATCTCTCGTCGTATTTGTTGACGCAGAAGAAACAGAAGATAAGAATATTTTCACGAGAGCAAACTCGATTTTTGGTGTACAGCCTTTAGATAAAGTGTTTTATGTAGAAGCATATTTTGATAACTCATACGCAATCTATTTTGGTAACAACGAGTTTGGACTTCAGCCCGAGCCTTTCGAAGACGTAAGAGTTCAATATCGTATTACATCAGGTGCAGACGGAAACGGTGCTAACGTATTTACTACAGGATTTACCGAAGGTGATATTCGAGTCGAAACAGTCTCGGCCGCTGTCGGTGGATTAGAAAGAGAATCACTCGATAGTATACGATTCTTTGCACCAAAGTCAATTCAAATTCAAGATCGAGCCGTTACTACAAAGGATTATGAAATTTTGCTTAAGCAGAGATTCCCAGAAATTACTGCGGTATCTGCTTATGGTGGTGAAGAGCTCGATCCACCACAATTTGGTAAGGTAGCAATTAGTGTTTATCTCAGAGATGATGCACAGCTTATTTCAACGACATTAGCAAATACATTTATTGAATATCTTAACGAAAGAAGTCCTTTGAGTATTGAACCAATTTTTGTGCAGACACAATTCTTGTATGCTGATGTTCATGCTCAGATTAGTTATACGGGTAAGATGACAACAGCATCTGCATCAGAGTTTGAGTCAAAAGTCAGGCAAGCAATTCAAACACATTCGGATACAAATCTTGAAAAGTTTGATGCAGTCTTACGATCGTCTAAGCTTGCTTCTGAGATTGACGGACTTGATACCGCAATCGAAAGTACTCAAATTGATATTATGCCGATTATTGAGTACTCGCCTATCACTGGAATAGCAGCTAATCCAAGATTCCAATTCGAAGCAGCACTCACAAAACCGTATCCATTTAATTTAACAACAGGATTTAGTGATTATAAACCCGCCGTCGTAAGTAGTGTATTTGATACGAGAGGTGGTGTCTGTGTTTATATTCAAGACGATGGTAAAGGAAATCTTCAGCTCATTACAGATAACATTACAAATCCTGAAATTGTTGAGCCAAGAGCTGGTACAGTCGATTATAAAACAGGTGATGTACGCTTGTCAAATTTATTTGTCGAAGGTTATCCCGGTGCAGCAATTAAGATTATGGCAAGAACTAAGCTTGACGACATAAAGGCACCGAAAGGAAGGGTGTTTATTATTCGAGACAGTGATGTAAGATTTAGCGCTTCAAGAGAAGATTCAAACGCCTATGGAAGCATAGACGGAAATACAAATAGCAGAACAGCGTACTAACAGGATTATTTCCAATGGCGGAAATCGAAAAGAATATTGCTTTTTTTATTCAGTCGCAATTCCCTGCGATATACAGGGAAAATGGCGAAGAGCTCGTTTCGCTTATTGAAGAATACTACAATTTTCTAGAAACAGATACAAAGCAAACACACTATAACTCAAGAAGAATATTCGATTATCGTGATATCGATACGACTCTTGAGAGCATGATTATTTTCTTTCAGAAAAAGTTTCTTGCAGATCTTCCACTTAATGATTCAGACAGCGTTAGATTCATTGTTAAAAATATTCTCGATCTCTATCGAAGAAAAGGCACACCCGCGGGTATACAATTATTCTTTGCTCTCTTCTTTGACGAATATGAAGCTGAGATTACTTATCCAGCTCGATACATGTTTAAGGTGTCGAACTCTAAGTGGAAAAACGGCATTTATTTACAAATGGTGCCAAATAAGAATAAGTTCTTTAGCACCACGGGTAGCGAATATAGCTACCAAGATCTCTTAGGAAGAACAATTACTGGTTCATCTTCGGGTGCCCAGGCTGCTGTTGACAAAATTAACTTTGTCATTCTTAATAATATCCTTACGCCAATCATTTATCTCGATGAAGTCTTAGGCACGTTCCAAAAGTTTGACGATATCATTACGAATATTGATGGTGAAGTTGTTTCTTTTGGTCGGATTGCAGGTTCACTTGATTCTGTTGCTATCGACGACGGAGATCAGGCTGCAACAACCGGACATAAAGTAGGTGACATTTATAAAGTTAAAACATCTACCGGTCGAGGTGGTGAAGTCGTAGTCACAAAGGTGTCTGACGATATTTCCGGAGAAATTAATTACACAATCGAAGATGGTGGCTATGGATACACTATCGATAATACTCGTCTCGTCGTATCTAACCAATCAGTTCTTTTTAAACAAGTAGAATTTGAAGAAAATAGAGAAGATCTTACATTTGAGCCTTATGAAAGAATAAGGGATTTTGCTGGAAACAAAGCACGAGTAGTAGGACAATCCGATAACGTTTTAGGTGTACAAGTTTATTCAGGAATTCATGGTGAATTTAGTATTAATAGACTTCCACTTATTACAGTGGATCGTAGTCCTAATGTGATAATTGACCCGTCGTGGGTTGGACTTGTTTCTCCAAAGAATGATACTTCGCCCGGTGATATGTATGTTGATACAGGATCGACAGACGACGTCAAAATTCTTGCGCTGGGTAATCCAACTAACGTAGACGTTATTACAGACTTAATTGCTCCTCACTTAGCAACAGTACTTAATATTCCAGACTACGAAGTGAATGCACCATTCTCTGGTACTGCTTCACCAGTTAATTTAAGTACACCATTGAATCAAGCGTTTGATATTCAGACACTTACTATCGGTTCAATTGAAGAGTTCGAAAATATTAATCCAGGTAGTGAATACACCTTTGATGTATTTGCGTTAGCGAAGGATGATATCTTTTCTACGTTTAAGCGAAAGAGTCAATTAATTAGTTTTCTTGAGCCTTCCTCAGCCGGACTTTTTGATGTCGGATCAATTATCGAAGAAGCTGGTACGGGCATCAGAGGTGAAGTCAAAGCAATCAACGTGCAGAAAGGATTTATTTCAGTCGTCGCGTTTGATTACTATGGATTTACTGGAAGCCCTATTATTCGAGCGAATGGTAATGTTACAGTGAGCGGCGTGTCGATAGATTATGATTCGCCGATCCTTGGCGAAAACGCGGTGATTGACGCAGAAACAGAATTTGCTATCGGAAAGATTTCTGAAGTCAATGTTGTCGACTCTGGCTTTGGATATGTAACAGGCCAATCATGTACGATTGAAGATGTCGACGAACAAATTCACGCGGTCGGTATAGTAAGTGCAGAAACTCAAGGAAAGACCGGTGGATTCTGGTCTGACTTCTCTTCACACCTCAACGGATTCGAAGAGCTTCCGCAAACTTTATCAACACCTATTTTACCGACAGACGACCTCGCAGATTATGTTCAAGAAGTTTACGATGGACTTATTACTGCACCACCCGAAATAGGGCTATGGGCTGGAAGTGCTGCAGCAGATAGTGTTCTACTCTTTGATTTCAACGAATCTGCTAATAGCACATTTACATCGATTTCAAATACCGACATTCAAACAATTCGTGATATTGCCGAAGGTAATAGTGATACACCTCAATACGCAATCGATCGTTGGAATGATGTTATTTCTCCAAGCATTAAGCAGCAGGTATGGTTTAGAAACTATCCTAACTTGTACGAATATCAAAATAGCTACGAGTACTATGACTCTGGTATGAAGATTCAGGATAGTGATTTCTATCAAGAATATTCTTATCAAATCAAATCGACTTTGGGTAGGCGCGAATATGAGCGACTATTAAAAGAAAATGTACACTTAGCTGGTACAAAAATGTTTGGTGATTTCCAATACACCGCATTGACAGGATCACCACCTAAAGTCAAGTTCCTCAGACTTATGAATAGTATTACAGCTGGTAGTCCTCTTGATGAAGCACCAGTAACAGGCTTGACTGCGGATATTGTTAACTATTATGTAGATGCTACAATTCCTACGGCAGACCACGAGCCACCTGGCACCGGCTTGCCGGCAATTGGAACGACGTCTGGTCCACAATTAACGCTGAGAAGAAACTGGAGTCAAGGATTCCACGATTATACAGTAGAAGTAGGAATGCCGTCGGTTGGTGTTGAGCCATATCCTGTTGCTATCCTATTACATGGTAATGGCGGCAGCGCAAATAGTATGGTACAATCGTTTGCTTCGACTCTGCCGGGCCACATACTCATTGGAATCGATGGTTACGAGCAATCATGGAATGTTACTAATGAAGTATCGAAAGGACCAGACATTCAGATGTTGAGAGATATGGTCGATCAACTGAAAGTCTATCGAAATGTCGATGCTACTAAGATTCGAATTGTCGGTGTGTCAAATGGTGGTGCATTAGCACTCAGAGCTTCTGTCGAAATATCTGACCTCGCTGTCGATACAATCGCTTGTTTGATTTCACAAGCTCATGTTGATCAATATAGAGGCGGTAATTTCTATTATCCATCGAATCATAATTTAACTGGCAGCGCTTATGCAAATGCAGGATACGATACACTACAAGGTGTCATACCACAAAGAAAGATCTTGCAGATGAATGGTTCACTTGATGTAACTGTTCCTTATGCAGGTGGAGCGGGTGTAGCTAGTACAACATTCCTCAGTGCTGCAGACTCAGCTTATGCATTGGGTCAGAAGCAAGGATGGGCTCAGGCACAACTAGCAAATGGAACAACATACGGTACAGAAAGTGTTATCATAGAATACGATGACGTTGTTTTCTTAACAGACACGGTTGGACATACAGTTTCGGCTGATATGGAAAATCTCTTGAACAAGTTCTTGGAAGACAACTATAACACAAATTACTAATGCAATATAAATATCTAAATTAAATTTTTAGGAAACGAACGCTATGGCAAAGCAAATTATCAACATTGGAACAGTACCAAATGACGGGACAGGCGATCCTTTACGTTCCTCGTTTGATAAGGTCAATGATAACTTCAACGAAATCTATGGTGCCTTAGGTGGAAATAGTCCACCCGACATCGTCAATAGTGATGGCGAGCTTGAATTAACAAGCGTAGGAAATAAGATTTCTTTCTATTATAACACAGAAGAAAATCTATTTAACGTAGATCCTGCTACATATCATGGTTGTATTGGACACGCCCACGATACTGGAAAGCTTTACTATGCCCACGGCGGTCGATGGAATGCTTTACTTGTCGATAATGCTAACAACGACGTCCAAAACTATACTGACGCACTTGGTGGTTTCGTTTATGCCACCAACTATACACAATCAGAATCTCCTAACTATTTGCTTCAGACGAATGGAGATGGTACTTATCGATGGGTTGATCCAGCAGATGCCACCGGTGAGGTCGATAATCTCTCAGAACTTGAAGACGTAAGTTTTACAAATCTTCAAGCTAATCAAATTATTCAATATAATGGCACTAACTGGATTAACGTTCCTACGCCAAGTGGTGGCGGTAGCGGTAATACTGTTTCGTTTACTACAGCCGATGTTGATACCCACCTTAATACGAGCTCAGCGCAAACAAATCAAGTATTGCAATGGAGTGGCTCAGATTATCAATGGACCGCATTATCGAGTGGTGGTAATTACGGAGACGGGGATGTAGATACTCATCTTAATACATCAAGCGCATCGAATGATCAGGTTCTATCGTGGACCGGTACAGATTATGCCTGGGTTAATAATAGCGGTGGTGGTGGCGGTGCTGCAACGAGAGCTACACAAGTTAGAACAGCTTCTTCACTTGCAGATAACGCTCAGGCTAATATCGACTTTAATGCTTTGGGAGAATCTTATGCTTTGCTTAAAGTTCAAACAAACAACGCAGCCTGGATAAGAATTTATACCGATGACGCAGCAAGAACTGCAGACCAGAATAGAGCACAAGGTGATGACCCCTCTGATGGTGATGGTGTAGTTGCTGAAATGATTTCTTCTGGATCAACAGTATTTAAAATTGCCCCTGGCGTAATTGGTTGGACAGATGGCCAGACAACTGTTCCAGTAAGAGTAAAAAATCTCAGCGGCGGAACTACTAGTATCGATGTTACTATTACCGCATTAGTATTAGAGTCGTAAAATGGATAAATCACCCTACAGAGTTGAACTTGTACCAGGCACAGACGAAGCGGCGTTCCTCGAAACGGGCGACGCGGCTAATCTGGATCTTAATACTAACCTCAATAACTTCGACAATTGGGTTATACTCAACCTTACAGAAGAAGAGGCAACGACGTTACAAGAAAGCACTAACGTTGTTTCTGTAGAAAAATCAGAGGATCCAATACCCTTTTCGTACAATGTTACTGAATTTCAAAAATACGCCAGTTTTAGAGCAAGTATTAACCTCGACGGTGGTGCATACGTTAATTCTTCCTCGGCTATAACTGATAATGCCTCGCATGGCTCCACTCATAGTCCATTAAGTCATGTGTATATTACAGGCGCACAGCCAGATCAACGACTGCAAGCCTCGGGAGGTGCAGACCCTAGTTATCCTATCGGCCACTTTAATTGGGATGGAGAAGCCGTAGATTTTAACACAACACATAGGCACAAATTAATTGGTCGATACGTTGATGTTGTGTGTCTCGAATCTAATAGCGATGTTCAAACAAGTTATAATACTGATTTTGAAAATCACGAAAATTGGACGGTGTTTGATCCTCAGACGTATAATTTGACTTTTACTGCGAATGGAACGTCTGCGTATATTGTGAATGGTACGCATAGAGGTGGTACTCTTACTAATGCATCTAATCCGACTATACAGCTGAATTACGGTGATAAGCTTATTATAACAAATAACGCCGGTTCTTTTCACCCAATAAAGGTTACAACACAAGCTCCATACGGTATTCCTGGTAGCGGCAATCCTCCTTACCGAGAAGGTGTGGCTGGTAACGGAACAGCGAGTACAATCACTCTCTATGCAGATTGGTTTGAAGAGGGAGGTTTGAATAGCGCTACATACACTTGTGTCAATCATCCAGCAATGACTGGTACTATACAATTTGTCAAGCCGAGTGGTAGTCGCCTAGTAAAAATGAATTGGTCAAATTACGACAGTAGTATGAATACGCCAGAAAATAATCAGCTGAGCAACAGTGAATTATTTGGATATCATTCAGCTGGCGTTGCGTCAAGTTCTGCAGGTTTATTTACTGGATACGCTAGAGGATCAGAAGTTAGAATAGCTTATTTTGGTAGTGGCGTAACACCAGAAGGTATGATTAACGCAGTGTTGAACTGGCATAATTCGAAGCCAGTCAATCCAGAAACAGGCAAAAGAAATGCAACAGTGACAATGGCTGCATGGGGATACGCATGGTATTACTTTGATAGATTAGTTCCAGTTGATAATGTTACGCAAATAGGTCGTTACACGAGTGACGGAACACTTGTCACTACTAATCGTCCCGGCGGTGGATGGGGTAATGACCTTTCTGCTTTCAGTGAGGCTGGCTTTAATCTTCGAACAGCTCAAGATCAGAATGATAATCAGGTTAAGTGGTTTGTTATGACACGAGATACAAATTCACGCTTTACTGCACTTGATAACATAATTAACACGTTTACTAATTATGATGGCTTTTACTGGTTCCGTAGTGCCGGGAATTCAGCGATTAATTTTGGTCACCAAGATTTACCAGAATGGGACAACTATATTGTTCAAGAAGCTGGAAGTCGTTATACACAAGTTAATTGGTCAGGAAGCAGTTCATCTCTCGGTGGTGGTCCATCGTTAAGTAGTCCTTTAACTCATTATCCTCTTCGAACTTATGACCAAGGTCAAACAAATGGAATTACGATTGGAGCTGCACAACCTAGTACGAAATATCCATATCCAGATTCTTATAGTTGTAGAGGTCCGGGAATTGATTTATGGGCTCCAGGCGCAATGTATTATGCAGGCGCGCCGGATTTTAATGGATACTTCGGCGGTGGTTATATGAACAATGGTTCTGGAGAATACTATTCATACTTCTCAGGCACGAGTAATGCAGCACCAGTAGCTTGCGGTGTAGGTGCTTGCTTTGTCGAAGATTTCTTTATTCGAACAGGCACTTATCCAACGATAGCGCAATTAAAAACAAGAATGAGAAATTACGGCCGGCCAAGAATGAAAGACGATCCCGGCTATGATTGGAGTAATGCGCCTACGGCAAGCTTAGGCTTTGTATCAAACCACGTAATTAAAGGCGGCTTTACACAACCGGACGGTTTTTATTCAGCAAAGACATCGACCAATGAAACCGGTATCTTTAGTCATCCGGCCGGAACAACGGGCAATGATGATTACGTAACTCTTCAATTACAAGGATCGACTAACTTACATATAGGATTACCTTGGGCAATCGACAGAGGTAATAATGGTAAATATATTACGACTGTTCGTGGACCGGTTGGAAAGCCCAAAGAAGCAGACACCGGAGTGCTATATCCAAGATATCGAAAAAAGCTTACGGGCTAATTTAATAAATAATTAATATCGTTTTAGGTTGAGATAAACATGCCAGAAATTTTAACCACAGAATTTAAAGCAGACGCAACACGCCGGTTTGCAAACGACGTCGAGAATAACGACTATTACATTTTTGCGTCTTCAATTAATGAAATTATACCTGCCGACACTGAGGTCTCTAAAACAGAATTTTTAGAAAAAGTAATTTTTGGTAAAAAGATTAAAACACGAGACACACATTTCATGATCAAGTACTATCCTTGGCAAAGAGATGATGTGTTTGTACAGTATGACGACTCAGAAGAATTAGAAGGCCAAAGGTTCTATTGCGTTGTTGGACCAAACGACAATGACACTGGAGATTACCGAGTCTATAAGTGTCTGTTTAATAACTATGGTGCTGGAGTAACAAGTCCTCCCGCATTTAACGAGTCATCTGTCGATCAAATTTATAGAACAGCAGATGGCTATATTTGGAAGTACATGTATGTTATCAGTGAATTAGAATTTGATGCATATAACTCACAGGGTTTTGTTCCTATCGTAGGTGACTTTGATACTAATCCTTCTGCCAATACTGGTGGAGGAATATCTGATATTATTGTTCAGAACAACGAAGATAATTTTGGTTACATAGAAGAAACTGGTCGAGTAACAGATACAGATATCGTTAATAGTGTCGTCGAAGTTTTCCCAGATGGTACGTTTAATCCTATCGAAGATTATTACGTAGGACAATCAATTTATTTTACGAATCCAGATAGCTCAACGTTCCTCTATCAAATTACAGCATATAATTATGATGATCAAACGGGTCTAGCTGACATACGATTGAATATTGATCCTGTTACACAGGGAGGCGGATCGTCAGTAGTAAAACAAAACGCATCGTTTAGTATTTTCCCTACAATCAAAATCGAAGGCGATGGCTCTGGTGCAGTTGCAATTCCTACTGTAGTCGATGGAAGAATTTCTACAATTATTGTATTAAATCCCGGTGATGGATATAATAATGTCACTGCTCAGGTTGTCGATCCAGCTTATGATTTTGATCCAAGCAGCCAAGAAACAACAGACGTAAGAGCTTCGATACGAGCAGTTCTTACGCCTGATAGTGATCATGGCTATAATTTAATTAACGAATTTAGATGTAGACATTATAGTCTTTACGCTTATATTACTACCGATGACAACAATGTAATTCCAAATGAAAACACTTATGCTTCTGTTGGCATTGTTAAAAATCCAGAGTTTAGTACACTGACCCCACCAGAAGTTTTTGATAATCGTATAGAAATTACTACAGCAAACGCCGATCGTGTGACTGCTAATACAACGGTCGTGCAAATTAGTTCAGAAACACAAGACGTTACTTTCTCAGGCCGAGTGCATGAGATTGATGAAACAAATGATAAAATTTATTTAGCTCATTATATGGGCCCTTATCAAAATAACGCTAATACTGGAAACGGTGATACTTCACTCGACTTAACTCGATCATTGAGAAACGAGACGGGCCAGATAATTGAAATAAATACACCGGCAGCAGATAATGTTGTTGTCTCGCCATATATTCAAAGATCTGGCAAAGTTTATTTTATGGAAAATTTCTTCCCATTGAATAGAACGTCAGAAAATGTCGAGAATGGTTTAGTGGAAAATACTGTAGCAAAAGAAGAGTTTAAAATCGTTCTCGAATTTTAAGGAAGCGGATTAAAAATGCCAATTAATACAAATCTCAATACAGCACCATACTTTGATGATTTTGATTTAGAAAATCAATATTACCGAGTGCTGTTTAAGCCGGGTTACGCCGTTCAAGCAAGAGAGCTGACTCAAATGCAGACTATGCTGCAGAGTCAGATTGAGCAGTTTGGTGATAACATCTTTAAAGAAGGTTCGATTGTAAAAGGCTGTAACTTTACTCAGCTTGACGACTTAGAATACGTAAGAATTCAAGATCTTTGGACTCCGGCACTAGAAACGGCAGAAACAGCATTTGACCCAACAGCTTATATACCGAAAAGACAAGAAGAAGTAGTACAAGGTGTATTAACAGAAATCGATTACGTTTATCAAATTACTGGATCTGTATCAGGTCTCACTGCAAACATTATTACCGCAGACCGAGGTGTGGAAGTACGTGCACCTGATCTTAATACTTTTTATATTAGCTATTTGAATCAGTCTGGTACAAATCGTGTATTCCAGGCAGGTGAAGAATTAACCATTAATGAGTATCGTTTTAAAGTAAGTACTCAAGAGCCTCTTGGTCAAAACCCAAGTGTAGTAGGTACAGTAAGAACAACAAACGTTACTACGACTTCGGGTAAATCTTTTGGTATTCAAGCAGCGCCTGGTATTATTTTCCAAAAGGGTCATTTCCTTTTTGCAGACGACCAGGTTCTCGTTGTATCAAAGTATGATAATAATCCAACTAATGTAGCCGTAGGTTTTAGAGTAGAAGAAACATACGTTGATGCGCTATCAGATAATAGTCTATACGATAATGCAAACGGGTCGAATAACGAAAACGCCCCCGGTGCAGATAGACTCAAGCTTATACCAACGCTTGTTGTGCAAGCTACAAGTGCTGCACGAGAAGATGCAGACTTCTTTACTCTTGTTCAATATCAAAACGGAAACGCCGTTACAGTTCGAGACGTATCTCAGTACAATGTACTTGGAGAAGAGCTTGCTCGAAGAACATACGAAGAGTCAGGTAACTACATTCTCAACGATTTTAAGATTTCAACGACAGACAAAACGTTTCCAGAAGGTTCTTCGAATACGTCGGTTCATGCCGTGGTTGGTCAAGGTGTAGCTTACGTTAAAGGATTTAGAGTAGAGAACTCAGCAGAAAGATCCTTTGTCATTGATCAGATTCAAGAAACAGAAACATTAACCAATCAAAACATTTCTTTTAATTATGGTAATTCATTACCTATTCAAAGAGCCGCTAATGGTCAATGGTTGACTGCTTTCGCGCCTACACTCAATTATACACCAGAAACTTTACGAGATGCTGACGGTCCAACGAGTAATGGTGGTTCTGAAGTTGGTTCAGGTATGTTATTTAACCTTACACCAACAAAAGCTTTCTTCTCAAGCATTGAAGTACTTTCTGGTGCGGGTTCGAATGAGATTCACGAGCTCGCTCCAAACATGACAGCTAATGAAGCGATCGCCTTTGAAGGAAATCACGATATGTCGCACAATGGTTATGGTGCGCCTCAGAAAGGATCGTTCTTCCAGAAATCTGCGCAAGGTGCACTTGTATTTCCAACCGGTCAAAGAAGCTTATTCTCTGCAGAAAATCTTGCAATCCCAGTAAGGGTTCGCGAGAATGTTACGGGTATTACTAATAATACATTTACGATTAATGCAAATCCTGGTGAAGATTACAACGTTCAAAACGATGATATTGTTGTCGTCGACTCAACTAATACACACATTCGTGTTGCGAGCTATTCAACGGGCGCGAATGGAAGCACACTAACAATTAACCTCGAGCCGGCTGACGGATCGGCTGCTAACGCTACGGTATATTATAATAAAAGAGAAGTAGGAACAACCTCTGATGGTGCGCTTGCTTACGATAAAACAGTCAAAACTCTTTTTGTTCAGATCACTTACACTGACAACGTGGTTGATTATACTCTTGGCGTGCCAGATGCTTTTGAACTTGTTGCAATTACTAACCCAGCTGAGTTGGTAAATGGAAATCCAAAAGATTACACTAAGAGCTTTAGATTAAATTACAACCAAAAAGATACTTTCTACGATCATTCTTATGTAGAATATATCCCCGGTCGTGATATCGTATCGAATGGAACAACACTCCTCGTTGAGTTCAAGTGTTTCCAAGTTGAATTGCCTCAAACTGGGCAATACTTCTTTACGGTTAATAGCTATCCTAATGATCTCGATCCTTACGATATTCCCGTTTATAGATCGGCGTCTGGAATCAATTACAATTTGAGAGATTGCTTTGACTTTAGGCCACACATTGATAACGATATTGGTGTAAGTTATAGTAACACTACTTCGGGTAATCCTGGCGTTCCACTTTTAAATCTTAAGTCTAGGCTTCTTTCGTTTACGAATAAACCTATACCATTGATTCCTGCTCACAACGCCACTGCATCAGCTACGCTGACTTATTATTTGCAGCGTATTGATTCTGTCGTTGTAGACTCTTATGGTGTAATTTCCCTTGTAAAAGGTAAAGAAGAGAAAAACGCAGCACCACCATCGCTGAGTCCAGATCAGCTTGAAATTGGTGAAGTTCTTATCCCGGGTTTCCCTGCCCTCTCGCAAAGACAAGCTTCGAGAACAGGTAGAAAAGCTTACGCTGTACACACTCGATCGAAAGGTGTAAAAGTTTACACGATGAAAGATATGCACGCAATGAGTGCGCAAATCGATAGAATGGCGTACTACATATCTTTGAATCAACTCGAGCAAGATACTCAAAACATGTTCATTCCAGATCAGGATGGACTTGACAGATTTAAGAACGGATTTATTGTAGATCCTTTTAATGATTTATCTGTTGCAGACGTAAGAGATCCGGAGTTTAAAGCAGCCGTACCATTTAATCAAAAGATATTGACTCCTGCTGTTAAAACAATTCCGCTCGATTTGAAATATAAGTCAGCATCTGGCGCAAGCATTTTCCCAGCGGTCAGTAAAGCAAAAGTTGCAACACTTGGCCGGGATAGTAATGTTGATGTAATTTCTCAAGATTACGCAACAGGATTCCGTAATTGTGTAAGTAACGCTTATAGCTATCGTGGTATTGGTGAATTATCTCCACCCTATGATGCTGCTTATGATACGACAGTTACTCCCGCAGAAATTAATATCGACATGACGTCTGCATTCCAAGACTTTGTAGAAAATCTACAAGAGTTTATTCCATTGACTGACGTTACAACAGAAAGAGTTGTAGAAGCAGAGAATAATTGGTTCGGTAACGCAGATGGATGGGCACCACCTAATATGTTCCCATTCCTTGGCGATGGATTCATGGATCGATTTAGAGGTGGCAATACACTTACAACTCGAATCGAAACAACGACAAGAAGTCTTGAGCTCAATACTTCAAACATGCAGCAGAACTTCCAAGTTGGTGAGTTCGTACGTAACTTTAACTTCGAGCCATTTATGGCAGGAAGAGATATTGGCATTTATATGACGGGCCTCCGTCCTAATGCACGACATTATTTCTTCTTCGACGGCGAAGACGTCAATGCTCATATTATTCCGGGCACAAACGTTAACTCTGCAGATGATGTACAAAGAGCCGGACAAAAAGGTGATGCAGTTTCTTCTGACTCTAATGGTGTTCTTCGAGCAGTCTTTGCACTTCCATCAGAAACATTCTTTGTAGGTGACAGAGTATTAGAAATTTCAGACATTGACACTTATAGTCAAATTGAATCTGCTGGAATCTCGCGTGGGCATATTACATATAGGGCTTACAACTTCTCAGTTGAAAAGAGTGCCCTTGGCGTAACAACTCGAGCACCAAGTTTCGACATTAATAGTTCTTCTTCGTTTAGAACAGTCGTAAGAAGAATTCCCGCTGCTGACCCACTTGCTCAAACATTCTTCATTAAGAAAGGTATGGGCCAAGGCAGCAACAGCGTTTATATTTCAGAAGTCGATTTGTTCTTCAAGAGAAAGTCAGATACAAATGGTGTAACGGTTGAATTGAGAGAAGTAATTAACGGTTATCCTTCCGGCCAGGTTATTCCATTCGGTAGAGTGCATAAGCTTGCTACTGATGTTAATGTATCAGATGACGCAAGTTTAGCGACGACGTTTACTTTCGAAGCTCCGGTAAGACTCGATGTAGAAGCTGAATACGCAGTTTCAATCAAACCAGATGCTCAAGATCCCAACTATCTTGCATATATTTCTCAGATAGGTGGAACAGATTTGACACCAGGACCTACACAAGGTGCCGCCGTTGTACAAGACTGGGGTGATGGTGTACTATTTAGCTCAACAAATAATAGTGCATGGCGATCATATCAGGATGAAGATCTGAAGTTTGTCTTACGTAGACACAACTTTGCTACTTCTTCCGGAACAGTTACACTCACTAATAATGATCACGAATTCTTTATTGTAGATAGCTGGAATGGAAGATTCCTGCCCGGTGAGCAAATTTATCAAGAAAAAGCATCTACTGACACCGTTGGTATTCCGGTCGGTAGTGCTACAGTAACTGGTACAGCACTCGATACAAAATACTTCGACGGAGATTTTGTATTGATTGAAGACTCCAACGGAAATAAAGATATTTTTGAAGTAGTGGCTGTACAGTCTGCTACTCAAATGTTGCTGAACAAAGAGAATGCTCTTCCTGGCGCAGGTGATTCATGTACGCCGGTTGTAAAAGGTAATCTTTGCTGGTATGACATTAACGATCCTACTCAAATGTATTTAGAAGATAGCTCTGCAAACTCGAATAGAGTATTTGTTGCAGGTACAATTTATGGTCTAGACAGTGAAAAATCTGCCACTGTAACAGCCCTGCAAAATATTAATTTGAGTTACTTCCAGCCAATGATTATGAAGGCGACAGATTCAACATCGACACTTGATGTGGATGGAACATTTGTACCACCTGCTAACTTGAGCAGCACGTATAATATGCCATTATCGTTTAAGGATAATAATCACTTTAACTTCGCTGGTGCAGTGTTGTATAGCCGAAGTAATGATCCGGCTGGTGCACAAGCATTTGATCTTAATATTCGTATGGAAAATGGAAGTAACGTTACGTCAACGCCGTTTGTTGACCTCGAAGTATCGAAGCTTCTCGCTTATCAGTATAAGTTGAATGATGGACAACAATTTAATAATCCAACATCGACTTATATTTCTAAGAAGATTGAATTAGCCGTTGATCTTGATGCTGAAGATATTTACGTAGCAGCTTCGGGTTATCGGCCGCCCAATTCTAATATTAGATTCTTTATCAAAGCACAAAATGGATTTGACTTTACTGCATTTGCCGATCTTCCTTGGGTTGAATTAGAATTGTTTGAAGGTGTAGATATGTTCTCTTCACAAGCAAACATTCATGATTACCGCGAGTTTGGATATAGAATTGCAGATGCAAATAAAGATTCTCAAGGTGTTTATACATACCAGGTAGATACGGGTGGTGTCGGTACTGATCCAACCTTCCAATCATTTAGAAGATTTGCAATTAAAATCGTGCTTGAATCAGACACGGTACACAATGCTCCAACGTTAAAAGATTATAGAGCAATTGCTGTAACCTAATAAGGGAATAACATCATGCAAAACCACCGCGATCCTGAGACTAAGGCAGTTTTGAGTGTGGATGCTCAAGCTTTGAATAAATACAAAAGAGAAAGAACTTACTACCGTAAAGTAACTCAAATGGAAAAAGACATTGTTGAAATACGAGAGTGTCTTGTTTCTATTTGTCAACGAATGGACAAATTAGAAGATAGATAGAAATGGCTAAAAGTATAGCAAATATCGATACAACTGTAACGTTCCAGAATTGGTTTGATAAAACCAATGAAATGGTAGACATTTTTCAGTCTGATGCTATGACAGCCTCACCGGGCGGTGATACTACAACCGGTGACGCCACTCTGGTCGGTGACTTTACGGCTACTAACGTAACAGCGACAAACCAAATTGCTGGAGACGCATTTGCTTCTGCAACACCGGGCGCTGACATTGACTTTACTTCTCCAATTAATGTTACGACTGGTCAACAAGTTGTAGCAACATTTACTTATGGCGCTCAAGGTGCAAGGATTCGTACAAGTACTGGAAGTCTCGCGTGGGACGTTGGATTACAAGATTCTACGTCCGGTAATTTTATTATCAATACCGGTACAGAAAATCCATTTAAATTTGTATTAACGCCAGCAGGAACTCTTACCGTTCCAACAATTCAAGCGACAACATACCTTGATGGAAATGGTGATCCATTTACTTCGGGTACGAGCATTGATGAATTATCTGATATTCCCGATGTATCGACGACATCACCATCAACAGGTCAGGTATTAAAATGGAACGGTACAGAATGGGCGCCTGGTACTGATAACGCTGGTAGTTCTACAAGTGGTGCTACGTTTGCAGGCGGTGATGTTGATGGTTACTTATTAACTGCAACCGGCGGTGGCCAAATACAGGGCGAGAACGGCGCTGTTTACGCCGGCGGTAAGCTTAGTATTATTGGCGAAGGTGAATTTACACAATCCTTGGAAACAAGAGGAGAGCTTAGCGCTCTTGGTACAGGCACACACATATTTAATGGTACAGTACAAGTTAACGGAAATGTGCATGCTACTGGTAACGTAAGATCTCAACACAGTTCCTCTGACTCTCGTCTTAAAACCGATCTTCAGAAAATTGAAGGTGCACTCGATAAAGTCAATGAATTAACAGGTTACACATTTGAATATATTAATAAGCCAGGTTCGAGAGCAACTGGCCTTGTTGCTCAAGACGTAGAAAAAGTTTTACCAGAGGTGGTTTACGAATATATTGAAGATGATGGTGAAGATTATAAAGCCCTACGATACGAAAATATGATGGGCCTTCTCGTTGAAGCCATCAAAGAATTAAAGCAAGATGTTGATGATTTGAAAAACAAAATTCGGTGATGATGCGGGTTTGACAAGATAAATATACCTTATGTGTCCGTCTTAATAAATATAAAGAAAAAGGGTAAGGACTAAATGTCTAAGATTTCAGAACTCGGGTCGATAACCGGCGCTAATACTAGGACCGAAGATTTATTCGTTATCGTAAACCTAGTACAAGGTGATGACGGTACTAAGAACATCACGAGAAAAGAGCTTGTTCAAGCTCTCATGTACGAAATTTTCAATAGAATCACTATCACTGGTGGTGATATATCGGGCGCCTTTATCCATGATTTGAATATCGATAATGTTAAAATCGATAATTCAGACATGGAAGATTCTAATATTGTCCGAACTGATTTTAATAACGGCACGCTCAGAAATTCAACCGGCACAAATCTCGACATTGATAATTCTCTTTTCCGAGATGGCGATATTAGAGATACGGCCATTGTTGATTCTACGTTTAACGACGGATCAATGGAAAATGTAGACGGCGACAACGTACGTCTTATTAACTCAACTATCGACGATAGTGCCATTGGTGATTCTACTGCCAATAACGTAACGATTACTAATTCATCTTTTGCTTCCGGCACAATGGCCGATGTAGATGGTACAAACGTACGTTTAACAAATTCTACTTTTGCCAATGGTGAAATTACAGATTCGACTGCTGACAATGTCACCATTACGAATTCTACATTCGACACCGGTGCAATCACAAACTCTACAATCGATCAGAGTGAATTCACTAACGGAGCTATTACATCTTCGACGGGTGACGATCTTACTATTACTACTTCATCGTTTGCTGATGGGACGATTGAAAACTCAACAGCAAATAACGTTACTATTACTCAATCTGATATTCTTGATTCAGATTTCTCAGATGGTACTGGTAATAATAATATCTTTACCAACACTACTGTCGACCAAAGTATTATTCAAAATTCAACGATTGTTGATTCTTCTTTTGCAGGCACGATGGATGGTGTCGTAGCAACGAATATGTCAATCACCAGCTCAACAGCTGATGGTTTATCACAAAAGAATTCTACATTCGACAATGGTGTAATTGAAAACACTACATTTAAAAATGGTGTTATTGATCAATCTAAACTCGTCGATTTCGACATGGAAATCGATCGAGAATTCGAGCCTCACATTGATGAAAACAGCTGGTTTGCCCTTAAGAACGAGAAGACAGGTGAAGTCGAAAAGATTACATATGCACAGTTCTTTAGTGAGATTTCAAAGACTACAGAGTCTGACCTTAAGATTTATGTTGATGCTGCGAAAGGTAATGATGAGAATCCTGGCTCGTTGCTTGAGCCAATCAGAACGCTTGAGCGTGCTTCTGAGCTCGCATTAGAAAAAGCCGGCGGTTCTTACGATCGTAACGCAATTAATAACGCCATTCATATCACGGTAGGCCCGGGCACTTATTACACTAAGGGTAATATTGCACTTCCAGATGATTGTGCAATGACAGCTACTGCGGGTCAGTATGCTACGGTGATCGAAGCACTACCCGGCTATGAAAATAATAACGCAGTCCTTGTCGGTTCGGGTTGTTATGTACAAGGTTTTGCATATCAAAACTGGAAGATCGATAACTTCGACTTCCCAGAAGGTGGCTTTGCTTGTGCTTATAGACCAGGTGCTAAGCTACTCCGTTCACCATATATTCGTGACAGCTCCCAGCTTTCTAACTTCCTCCGTGAAGATGTAGAACCACCACTCCAGCCTTTCAATACGAAAGGTAATGTACTCGACTTGGGTAGAGAATTTATTCTGACTGCACCAATTACGGCAGGTACATTTAGAAAAGACGATAAGGTTACTTTCTCAAGTGGTGCAACAGGATTTATTTCTTGGGATGATGACGACGATGATGCGGCCGGCCTCACTAAAGATCAGTCAACTTATCGCAAGATCCGAGTGCGTAACCTTAAAAATAACAAAGGTTTTGCTGTTGGTGACTTAGTCAAGTCTGAGTCGGGTGGCCAAGGTGTTGTTGAGTCTATTGGTATTGATGACTTCCCCAACCCACTTGTTGGGCGTGGCGGTGGTTGTATGCTTGCGGATCGAAGAGTCCTTGATCCGGATTCTCTCTACACATACGTACTCTGCTTTGGTTTCACACCTCGTTCTCAAAATGGTATGGGCTATGTAGCAAGAGACGGTGCTGGTGTTAACGGTATTGGTTCTCTATCCATCTTCGTACGTGTTGCATTCTATGCATTGAATGGCGGACAAATGACCTTGAACAACTCGGGTACTCAGTTCGGTGATATTTCAATGAGAGCAAAGGGTTCTACGAGAATCTTTGCACCTAAGGATGTACCATCAGGTAGTACGATTATTGGTAATACTGATTTCGCAGACGTCATTACTCAGAACGAAGATCTTATCATTGAAGATATGGTCGATTATCTGACTGCCAATACTTCATCGGGCGGGTTGGGTTATACAGGATATGATGCTCAGAAGTGTGAGCGAGATTCTAAGATTATTATCGACGGTCTTGCTTATGACATGACACTTGACACCAACTACTGGGGTCGATTGGCGGGTATCACTTATCGTTCACCAATCTCAAGTAAGGTTGTAGGCGAACAGCTCGATGCAACTCTTGGTGCCAACAGATATTTACAAGATCGAATCAACGATATTTTCGATGGTGCTAATACAGAAATTTTTGAGCGGGCCAACACCTCTTGGAATGAGCTCTATAATGTTGTAGAATACGGTGAAGAGAATATGAACCCAATCATATTCGCTGACACCAGAAATTCTAAGAGAACATCGGCTCGCGAAATCATTCAAGATAATAGATCGTTTATCCAAGACGAACTTCTCGATTGGATTGATAACAACGATCAATTCTTTGCTTACGATAGCGTTAAGTGTAAGCGTGATACAACTGATTATATTCTTCCGGCCGCTAAGTACGACATGCTGCTCGACACCAATTATAATGCGGTGAGAGCTGGTGGTGCTTATTATATGAAGTCGGCCGAAAAGGTTGTTGGTCAACAACGCAACGAAACAATTGCAGCTTATCGTAGACTCAAAGAGCAAACAAACGAATTAATTGATGCCAACTCTTATATTGGTACATCGAGAGTCGACGCTGCATTTGACGAAGTCATTGCTGCACTCGACAACAGAGGCGTTTCGTTCACTCCAACTAACGCCACATATGATCCAGAAACTGGATACAGCGTTATAACAATTGCAGAGAGTGAAGGCTTTACACCTTCTGCTGCAACTTACGATCCTGCTACTGGCATTTTGGTAGCAACGATTGGACCACACCAATTAACTACAGATGATCATGTTTGGTTGAAACCAGAAGGCATGACATTTAATTGTAATGCTGGTAGCGGTGTTCAGAACCACGCAGTTCCTGAAGCCCATCATCCATATTACAACAAGCCATGTCCAATTATTAGTGTAACTTCAAACACTATTACAATGAACGTGGGCGGCGGTGGACCAAACGGCCAACAGGTACATACATTTGTATCTGCCGTAAAGAATGCTATTACTTCAGGTCACGGTCTGGGCATTGGGCAAAAAGTATTACTCAAAACCGGTGGCCTCGTATTTAGTTGCGACAGAGATAATAACGTATCGAGAACAGGTTATCCAAGAGCTACTGACCCTGCCGCTAACTCACCAATCGAAGTAATTGGTGCAAACGAAACTAAGATTACGGTTAACGTTGGTAAGTCGTTTGATACTTCTGCACATACATTTATAGAAGCAGAAGATGATTCTGTTATCACTCTCGGCTCGCCAATTGCGTTTAGCGATGATGCAGGAATCTCAGCCGATCGTCGTAATGCAAGAAAGCAATTGCAATTGAATAGAAATTTCTTGCAAGATAACGTAATGGGATATATTGACGATAACTATTTCTTATACGATTCGGCAAAGTGTGAGCGTGACATGCTCCAATACATTTTGCCAGCAATTCAAAGAGATATTATTACTGGTACTAACTTCAATTCAAAGCAAACTGGTATCGCTTATCGCGCTGGAACACAAGGCGCAGAAACAGTCGTAATGGACCAGCTTGTAGAAACGGTCGGTGCTATTAATCATCTCAAGGGTCTTTCAAGTGGTACGATTTCAGATCAAGGTGCAATCGATAGGTCAGACGAAGGATTTGATCAGATTGTAGACATCCTTAATAATAATCAGAAATCTTACACACCAACCGGCGCGACATACGATCCAACGACTGGTGTAATGGTGCTTACTCTTGGCGCCCACGATTTACAAGAAGGTGATACTGTCGTCTTAGCAGATGAGAGTATTACATTTACGTGTGCTTTGGATGGAAACACTACACAGCATTCATATCCAACGACTACTAAGACGAAGTACACGCCGACTAATGCTACTTACGATCCTACAACTGGAGTATTTACTGCAACGATAGGAACGCACAATTTACAAGTTGGTGATCATATTAAGATTGCTCCTGAGTCAATTGTATTTACTTGTGACATGGACGGCAATGCAACAAATCATCCGACTCCTGAATCACATCATCCTTTCTACAAGAAACCAGTTGCACTGACTGCGGTCACATCGACAACTATTACTTGTAATGTAGGTGCTGCAATAAATGGCGGCGGAACTCATACGTTTGTATCGGCTCTTGCAGATGCCATCGAAGGTGAAAGACAGCATCCTGCATATAGAACGCCAATTACAATTAACTCCACTACATCAACTACGATTACAGTTAATGTGGGTGGATACGAGAATGGTACTGCACATACATTTGTAAGCGCAAATCCGGACAGTGTGAAATCTGGTACTTACATTAGTTCTTACACTCCAAGTACAGCAACATACGATCCTGCAACTGGAGTATTTGAAGCTACGATCGGTCGACATAACTTGGCCGAAGGTGATTACGTTCAATTCAAACCTGAGAGTATTGTATTCTCATGTACTCTCGATGGAAACTCAACGAATCACGCTGTTCCAGAAAGTCACCACCCATTCTATAACGCACCAGTACGGATTACTGCCGTTACTTCAACTTCAATTACGATGAATGTTGGTGCGTCGACTGGTGGTGCTCATACATTTGTAAGTGCCGATGTAGGTGCAATTGAATCTGATCCGACTATTTGGACAGACCCATCACGCATTCTGAAGTACTACACTCCATCGACTGCAACTTATAATCCAGTTAACGGTGTAAGTGTAATTACAATTCCAAATCACGACATTGTTGTTGGAGATTGGATTGAATTTGCACCTTATAGCTTTACGTTTACATGCGCTCAGGATGGTAATGCTACAGAGCACTCATATCCAAGAAGAGGTGATGCAAACTTTAATGCACCAATGGAAGTAACTAACGTTGCCGGCGACGACATTACAGTTAACTCTGGTATCGGCGGCGGTGGTGCACACACATTTGTAAGATGCATTAACCAGGCCGTAGCGAAAACAACATATAACTCACACGGCCAACGGGCTCGAGAGCAATTGCAAGCAAATAGAACGTTCTTGCAAGAAGAAGTTATGCACTATCTCGATAGCCAATACTTCGTATTCGATGGTGATAAGTGTTCAAGAGATACAGGATTTATTCTTGAAGCTGTCAGAAGAGACGTTGCAACAGGATCGAATTATAACGCCATTTACTCTGGCCTCGCTTATCGAGCCGGCACAGCTAGTGGCAACTATGTTATCTCTGATCAATTGACTCAAACTGCTGCAGCGATTGGATACATCAGAGATGAAGTAGCTAATCGACTCGATGGCACTGAGCTTGCAGCTTCTAATGCATCGTTTAACGAAATTATTGATATTCTCACGAATGGAACCGGTGCAGCTAACGCAATTAATTACGGGACAGCAACTGCTGGTGCAGATGCTGGTAACGCTCAACTTCACTTGCAAGCTAACAAGACATTCTTACAAGAAGAAGTTATTGCTTACATTACACAAAACTTCCCGAATCTTTCATATGACGCTGCTAAGTGCCGCAGAGATACGGGCTATTTAATTGATGCACTTTCTTGGGATATTGCACATAGATCAAATGCTGGTGTAGTTAACTTCGCAAGACTTTACTTTAATGAAGGTGTTAGCGTATTACCTGCAGATCAAAAAATTAAAACTGCAGAAGCTTGGGAGCACCTTGCTAATGTAGTAGCTCTTATCGTAAGAGCACAAGCAGTTACACCAACGACTGGTAACGCAGAAGCACAAGATACGACAAACCCAGACGCTGGAGATATTAACTCGATTAGAACACACGACCTTATCGAAGTTGTTTCTAAAGTTATTCGAGAAGATACTCTTGATTGGTTGCCAACATATATTGAGCCAGGATACACTACGGCTGCAACACTCGACGCTTCTAATAAGATCGACGGCATCACAGAATCACTGCAGGGTGGTGTAATTAAGTACTTGAGAGAATTCCATAATGGTCTTCCATATAATAAAGACAAGTGCTTCAGGGATGTTGGTCTCATTACTGATGCGGTTTCTAAGGATATTGAGTATGGTGGCAACGCTTCGACAATTGAAGCAGCCAAGTACTACTTCACTGTCGACGAAAGATTAGCTTCTTCTTACGAAGAATTGAGAACACGCAATGTTCTCAGTGTACCAGTTACAGGTCAATTCTCAGTACTTGACGATTTGGCCGCGGTCTCTGGTTTAAGAGAAGCAACTAATATCTTACCAATCGAGCAACGTGTACCAACTAAGAGAGCGTTTGAGCACTTAGCTACAGTCGCCCAAAGTGTTGTACAAGAAACTCCATACGCAACTACGTATACAACATATAGTCCAACTAATGCAACATACGATCCAGCGACTGGAGTGTTTACTGCTACGATTGGTGCACACTCATTCCAAGTTGGTGGTAAAGTTTGGCTCAAGCCTAATGGATTTACGTTCCAGTGTGATATGGGTAGCGGTCCTACAAACCATACATCACCCCAGGCACACCATCCTTACTATGATCAGGCGGTTACAATTACAGCAGTAACGGCTACTGAAATTACAATGAATGTTGGAGATGGTGGTTCAGGTCAGGCTGTGCATACATTTGTTTCTGCAGACGCTGATTCAATTAGCACTGGTCCATATCAAAACTTTGATAATACAGCCGCTGATTCTACAACAGCTGCCGCGGTAAGAGATTTGTTCAATGTCATCTCAGGTGTTGTTGATGATAATGATCTCGATAACTTGACTACAACAGAGGTCAAGCCAGTCGCAGATCCAAATAGAACAGTGGCACGTAAGCAAATCCAGCGCAATAAAGAGTTTATTGTCGACGAAGTCGTTGCTTATCTTAATGACGAATTCTATACTTTCGACGGAGATAAGTGTAAGCGAGATGTTGGATTGCTCGTTGATGCTGTAAAGAGAGATGTATTAACTGGATCTAATTTCAACGCAAACTTCAATGGTCGAGCATATCGAATTGGAACGGTAGGTGCCGATGCAGTTATTAATGAGCAATTAACAGAAACAATCTCTGCAGTCGAGTATGCTAAGTTACAAGCTTCTAACGCTGTAACAGACGACGCTGCAAACCAAAGAGTTAATGCGGCCTTTGATACTATCATTAATATCATGGGTGGCACAGAAGATTACGCAAACGCCAATACTATGTCATTCGGTACTGATGCAGTGAGTGCTCAAAGAATCAATGCTCGAGCACAGCTTCAGAATAACAAAGTATTCTTGCAAAAAGAAATGACTGCATGGATTGCTCTCAACAGACCTTCACTGAGCTATGATGTAGCTAAGTGCGAGAGAGACGTAGGTTATCTTGTTGATTCAGTATCATTTGACGCTCAGCATGGTGGTAACACTGCATCAAGAAACAACGCGATTCTTTACTTCGAGAATGCACTCAGCGTACTTCCAGAAAATCAGCGAGAGCCAACAGCAGCAGCATTTACTCATCTTGCTTCAGTAGCAGAATTGATTGCTAATGGCGATCCCGTTAGTCCAACATCAGGAAACGGAGAATCTCAAGATACTTCGGCTGCTTCAGCCGGCAACAGTATCTCTGCAGTCGTAGAGCAACTGATGCTTATTGTTGCAGAAGCAATTGGTGAAAATGGTATCGATGGATTGCCAGTAATTGAAGAGCCTACTGTTTCTTCTTACGGGACTGCTTTCCAAGGTGCATATACTGCACTCGAAACAACGAAACCAACTATTCAAAATGGTGTACTCGGTCATCTCTCTACATACTTCAATACACTTTCTTATGACGAGACTAAGTGTAGAAGAGATACTGGTTATATCGTCGATGCTGTAATGCACGACATTCAGTATGGCGGTAATGCAGCTACAGTTAATGCAGCTTATAATTACTTCCAAAACGGTGTAAACGTTGGTCTACCTCTCAATCAAAGACAGCCAGCAAACAAAGCATTCTTGCATTTGGGTAAAGTAATGAATCACATTACTCGAGAAATGGTTGTTACTCCAACAGTTGGTAATACACGCACTCAAGACTTTGCTGAAGTGGCTGCTAACCCAATGACTGGTATGAGAGTAGAAGATCTCGTTAAGATTGTCGCTAATGCAGTAGATGATGCGACACCTGAAACTACTTCAATTCCTGCGATGGTAATGCCAGAGACTGATTGGATACTAGACGTTTATAAAGACTCTATTAACTTGATTGAAAATGCTTCAGAAAACTTAGCAGATCAAGTAATTAGCTTCATCTCTACAACCTATAATGGATTGAGCTTCCCAAGAGGTAAGTGCAGAAGAGACGTTGGTTACCTTATCGATGCCGTTTCACACGACGTACAATACGGTGGTAACTATGCTACTCGCATAGCAGCCGGCATTTACTTCGAAAATGGAATTAGCGTACTTCCTGCTGACACGAGAACACAAACAGCAGACATTTACAATTTCCTTGGCGCTCGAATGAGCGATGTCGTACAGCAAATTGATGTAGCAGCAGCTAACACAAGTTATACAGACACAAGACAAGTTATTGCTGGAACTGCTGCTACGGCAACCGAAGGTGCTTCGGCTCAAAGCTTAACTGGAATTATTGAAAGTGTAATTAGAAATGATTCTCTAAATGGCCTACCAGTCCTTGAAGAGCCGGATACATCTTGGATAGCAGCAGATCTTATTGCTACAGCCGAGATGATCGAAGATAATAAGCAAGAATTAGCTCAAGATCTTATTCACTTCTTGCATAGAGAGTTTGATGTACTCGATTACAACAAAGATAAGTGTCGCAGAGATACGGGTTATCTCCTTGATGCATTTAGTTATGACCTTAACTATGGTGGTAATACAGCATCAAGATGGAACGCAGACTTCTACTTCTGGAACGAAATCTATCGCATTCCTGAAGATCAGCGTGTTCCTACTGCAAGATCTTATCAGCATCTTGGTCGCATTTGTAAAGACATCGTTCTTGGCAGATATCCTGGCCAAATGGTGAAGAGTGGCACGGGTACAGAAGTCGAAGCAAATAAAGTTGAAGATTTGGCAAATATCTTCTATCTTACTCAGATAAATAATGATACAACATACTTACCTGCGATAGAGGAACCTGATTATACTTGGATACCTGATGTTGTTAAAGACGTAAGTTCTATACTTGAGTTCAATAAGATTGATCTCGCCTTTGATACAGTGAGATTTGTCAATGCTACTTATCAGTACATCGACATTAATCTAACGAGAAGAGATGGTCTCAACTTACTGAAGGCAATTAGACAAGACTTTAGCACCGTTAACCCGGCTGGTCCACCACTTAGTGATAATTACCAGAATAACGGGGACAGACAAAGAACTCGAGCTTATACTGCCGCGCTCTTTGACTTTGATGGACAGCATGTATTCCCAGTCTTTAATCCTACAACAACTGGACTGAAGTACATGGGTAGTGTTTCAAATAACACGACTGCATTGGCTGAGATTCAAAGTAGAACAGGTGATCTTGCAGTGAAGAAGAACCACGCATATATTGTTGCTACTGACATAAATAATGCGATGGCCAACACTTCAGGAGTATTTACCGGAGACGTAAGAGGTAACTACGCAGGGGATGTATATTATTGGAATGGTGCAACATGGATAAACGATGGTCCAAACAATGTTGATTTGTTGAACTCGTTTGTACAAGCTTGGGCGAAGATGAGAGATTATCTCGTTACTCTTGCACCAGATAATGATCATAGAGATATGGTCAAAGCCCTGATTAACTGGGGATTGATTGACAACGTAATGAGACCTGAAACGCTTGTGTTCGGATCTCTTGTTGAATCGATTGCTCACCAGTTTAATGGTGCATCGGCAGGTGTTAACAGAAACGCATTGCCACTTAACTTTAGAAACCTTGGTCTTCCAATTTCAGCGTTGGCCTCGGTACTCAGTGAAGACGGTGGTAGGGTAAGATGGTCTGGTGCCGATGAATTGAATAACCAATACTTTGCACGAGGTTTGAGAATTAATGGTAGAACAGGAAGAATCGAGGGTCGACCATTTACTTCATCAGTAAGAAAACTTGCAAGACGAGCTTCTAATAGTAGAGCTAGCATTTAAAGGATAAATAAAGACATGTCATACACAAGTTACACTGAAGCTAATACGGGGATTACAGTTATTGTAACGACTCAGGCCCCTGATGCGTTGCCCGTTGGAAAAAACTTAGAATTGTCTACGAACTGGCAAGAACTAATTAATGTTCCGAAATTTGAAGTACCAGAACTTGTGTTCGGTGGTTCAACTACGATTGAGCCGGGCATTGGAGAAGTTATTTCTCCTTTGATTGTTTCTAACAAAACTGCAAACACTGTAACACTCGATGTGAAAGCATATCGTTTCGTAGAAAATTTAGAATTTTATTTAGTAAGAAACTTAAGAGTACCAGCCTATGATACTATTCCGATCCCGCTTAATGGTCAGTTCTTTGCTTCTGGGGATACTTTAGAAGCTAAGGCTGGCGCAGATTTATCACTTGACGCTACTTTATCATTCACATTAGGTCAGGCGGAAGAGTACGATGTCGACTAGATTTAGATCTATCGGGTCCAAGACGATTACACTTGGACAGGGTATACCACAGGAATTTCCTATTCAATTGGACCCGGCTCCTTTTGAAGGTGCGATTGTCTATGCAGAAAATGGGACGATCAAACTTTCAGATGGAACGCAATGGGTCGACGTTGGTGCTGGTCCGCAAGGTACTACGGGATTTCAAGGATCCCAAGGTGTTCAGGGTTTACAAGGTGACTATGGTCCAGGCTTCACAATTATTGGATCAGTACCTGATGTAGACGCCGGAGGCGATCCTCAAGCCACACTCACTGCCGCATTCCCTACACCAAACATTGGTGACGGTGTTATTGACGAAGCCGACGATGAGCTTTGGATTTGGGACGGTACGAATTGGATTAATATTGGTTCCTTCCGTGGTGTACAGGGTTTCCAAGGTAACCAAGGAATTCAGGGTCTACAGGGTACGCTTGGTCAAGAGGGTATTCAGGGATCTCGCGGTTATAGAGGTTTCCAAGGTCATCAAGGCCCGCAAGGAATTCAAGGCGTACAGGGTGATTTGGGCTTCCAAGGAATGCAAGGTACACAGGGTCCTCAGGCCGCGCAGGGTGTACAAGGTATTCAAGGCGTTCAAGGTGTACAGGGCATTCAAGGTCCTCAAGCCGCACAGGGCGTGCAAGGTATTCAAGGCTATGATGGTATTCAAGGTTATGCTGGTTCGTATGGTGGTGTAACATTTGAGTACGCTTTTGTTAATAACTCAACAGCATCAGATCCTGGCAACCAAAACTTTAAGTATAACAATGGAGACGCAGCGCTCTCCACTCAGCTTTATATCGATGATGTAGCAGGACCTTCTGGTACTGACATCTCAGCTTTCTTTAATTCACTTGATAATGTTATCGGTGGATCAAAAGCATATATGCGAATCACCATCATTGGTGATCCTACCAAATTCTTACTCTATGATGTTACTGAAATTACCGACAACACTGGTTGGTTTACATTTGACGTAACATACGTAGCAGGTTCTGCTGTATCGGCAGATCTTATTGCAGATCCAAATTGTATCGTCACATTTAGCCAAGGTGGTGCGCAAGGTATTCAAGGTCCCCAAGCCGCCCAAGGTACCCAAGGCTTCCAAGGCCCACAAGGAATCCAAGGTGTACAAGGCGTACAGGGCCCTCAAGGTGTGCAGGGATTACAAGGATTCACCGGTATCCAAGGTAGAACGGGTTCTTATGGTGGTGTAACTTTTGAATATGATTACACAACTTCTACCGCGCAAGCAGATCCGGGCCTTGGAACAATAGCGTTTAATGATAATACGACAATATCAAACACTTCAGAGATTTATATTGACGCTATTGAAGCAGGTGCATCGACTGATATTTCAGATTATATCGCATCCTTTGGTTCTGTTTCAGGTAGTTCGAAAGGTTATATTAGAGTTACTCAAGTAAGTGATATTACTAAGTACGAGCTTTTCCAAATTACCGATGTTACTGATAACGGTGGTTGGTTACAAATTGATGTATCTCACCTTGTTGGTACAGGAACACCTCTCGTTTATTCTGGTAGCCCACGAGTTATTGTTACGTTTAGCCGAACTGGTGACCAAGGTATTCAAGGTACCCAAGGCTTCCAAGGCTTTACAGGTATCCAAGGAGCTCAAGGTCTACAAGGTGCGCAAGGTTTCCAAGGCCCTCAAGGTACGCAAGGCTTCCAGGGTGTTCAAGGACTTCAAGGCAGACAGGGTATTCAAGGTGTACAAGGCGTACAGGGCCCTCAAGGTACGCAAGGCCTTCAAGGTGCTGTCGGTGATTTCGGCGGCCTTACCTTTGACTATACATTCGACACAAGTACATCAGCAGCCGATCCCGGCCAAGGTATTTTAAGATTCGATAATGCTGCCTTTGGCTCAGCAACTAAGATGTACATCGACGACCTTGATGATGCAGGAAATGATCTTTCTCCGCTCTTTACAGAGTTAGACATTAACGCAAGTGGTGTAAAAGGTCTTCTCAGAATTATTGATGCGGCCGACATTACTAATTTCGCTACATTTAATTATACGGAAATTGTAGACTCAACTGGTTATCATACATTTGATGTAAACCATATTGCAGGTGCAACATCGTTCACGAATAACGCAGATATTAGAATCACGTTCGTAAGAACAGGTGATCCGGGCGTTCAAGGTATTGGTGGTGCCCAAGGTGTACAAGGTGATCAAGGTATTCAAGGGTTGCAAGGTAGACAAGGTGTCCAAGGTTTACAAGGTCATCAAGGTTTACAGGGCATTCAAGGACCACAGGGTCTACTTGGATTCAGTGGTGGCTTAACATTTAGATGGGAATTTAATAGCAGTACTGGTGTTGCAGGAGGTGCTGCAACCAACTTCCCAGGCCTTAACAGTTGGTTGCTCAATAATACTGACGTTACTCAGGCAACAGAATTATACGTTGACGATCTTACGGAAACTGATCGTCGTGTAGATGGGTTGTTCGATTATTTAGATACTGTCGGTGAAGGTCAAATCTTTATTAGAACTCCAAAAGATCCGACAGACGATTCATACGAATTTGTCATTTATCAATTTACTAATTGGACGTGGAGCACAACTGGCACAGGAAAAGATTGGGGTCACTTTGATATTTCTTGGGTGGCCAGTGGTCTACTAGGTGGGACTGACGCCAACCCAGGCACTTCATGGCAATCTGGAGCTGCAGCAGTATATGGTGACTCAACGATCATCAACTTTATTCCAAAGGGTGATCAGGGTGTCCAAGGTGTACAAGGCGTTCAAGGATTTACTGGAGCACAGGGTTTTGCAGGTGTAGCCGGTGGCGTAACATTTAGCTACGACTTTAACTCTGATACCGGAACAGGCATTGTACCTTCTGGTGAATTGAAGTTTAATAACGGCACGCTTTCTTCTGCAACTGAAATGCGAATTAGTGATACCACGCAAAACGGTATCAATCTCGATACATTCTTCCAGAATTATATCGTTAACGCATCTGGTGCGATTAAAGCATTCTATAAAGTTATTTCGGTCGACGATCCTTCAATCTACGTACTCTACGCAGTAACTGGAACCTCGAGCAGCTTAACAAATTATGTATTAACAAGTTCATTTATCGCAGCCTCATCTGGTGCGACCGCTGCTTACTTTACGTCTAATCCAAACGTCTTTATTACATTTAGCCGAAATGGTGACGATGGTCCGCAGGGTATTCAAGGTGTACAGGGTGTTCAAAGTGTTCAGGGTCTTCAAGGCCTACAAGGTAATGACGGTGCAGGTGCACAAGGTATTCAAGGTTTGCAAGGTGGTCCAGGCTTCCAAGGTGCGGCCGGTGGATTTGGTGGTGTAACGTTTGATTACACATTCGTCGGGCCACCCGCCACGGGTGGTACGGATATGGCAACCAATCCGGCCGCTGGTAACCTCAAGCTTAATAACGCTGTTGCATCATCTGCTGATGAACTTGCAATTCACGATAGAGATGACAACTTTATCGATATTAGCCAATTCTTACAAACCATTGACGATTCTACAAGTCCTATTAAAGGTCATTATAGAATATCGAGAAAGAATGCGCCAGAAGACTTTGTTCTTTACGCAATTGATGGAAGTAATGTAGATGCTGGGTCATATACACGAGTACAGTCTTCTTACGTTGACGGATCACTCGGAACTGGAACATTCACAAATGGCGACGATGTTATTATTACATTTGCTCGAACCGGTGACATTGGTGCAGATGGCCCACAGGGTGTTCAGGGTGTTCAGGGTCTTCAAGGCCTACAGGGTATCCAAGGACAAGACGGTGGCGCAGCAGCAGCCGGTCCGCAGGGTATTCAGGGTCTTCAGGGTCTTCAAGGCCTACAGGGTGACGACGGTGGTGCTGGCGCACAAGGTACTCAAGGTGTTCAAGGTTATCAAGGTACAGACGGTGGCCCAGGTATTCAGGGTCCTGCGGGTGCGGGTACCCAAGGTGTTCAAGGTTTACAAGGTCCACAGGGTCCGCAAGGTTTTGTAGGCTCGGGCGGGGCAGGTAACCAAGGTGCTCAAGGTTTCCAAGGTATAATTGGTGACCAAGGCGTCCAAGGGATACAGGGTAACGACGGTGCAACCGGTCAAGGTAGTGGTGGTGCCCAAGGTATTCAAGGTGTTCAAGGCGTACAGGGTCTTCAGGGTAATGCAGGTAGTGGCGGAAATGGTGGCCAAGGTGTCCAAGGTTTACAGGGCATGCAAGGTCTACAAGGACCGCAGGGTATTACTGCATCAGGCGGCACAGGTCCACAGGGTGTTCAAGGTTTACAAGGTCCACAAGGTCTTCAGGGATCGGGTTCGCTCGGTGGGCAAGGTGTACAAGGTATACAAGGATTCCAAGGCTTCCAGGGTACTGTTGGACAAGGATCTGGCGGAACACAGGGTATTCAGGGTCTTCAAGGCTTTGACGGTATTCAGGGAACAACAGGTACGGGTGGTAATGGTGTACAAGGTTTCCAAGGTCCGCAAGGCTTCCAGGGTGTTCAGGGTCCTGCAGAAGCAGCACTAGACGGTAGCCAAGGTGTTCAAGGTTTCGATGGTTTCCAAGGTCCGCAAGGTATGCAGGGCTTACAAGGTGGAGATGGTAGCGCAAGCGAAGGTACACAGGGTGCGCAAGGACCACAAGGATTTACCGGAGCCGATGGCTTACAAGGTGTACAGGGTTACGACGGTTCTACTGCAGCGGGTTCACAAGGTTTCCAAGGTCCACAGGGGCTTCAGGGTTTCTTAGGTCCACAGGGTACGACTGGTGCAGGAGCGCCCGGTGCACAGGGTGCGATTGGTTTCCAAGGTGTACAAGGTAATCAGGGTACTGGAGGAACGGGAACAACTTCTTCAGTCGACGTAGCAAATATTTACGCTAGCGGGCTACAAACTACGGCATTATTCGTAACGTTCGTACAGGGTGGTTCGGGTAATAGAACGCTTTATGCTACAACAGGTGCCAATCCAGCTGGCTCTAGTGTCAGTAACTTCTTCTACCAAGCCTCGACAAGTAAGCTTACTGTTGAAAATATTGACGTCGATGGTAATCTTGATGTTGAAGGTAATTTAACCGGCGGTAGCGATGGTGTAGTTAATGTATCTGGAAGCTTGACCGCTACTAACGATATTACTACAAACTCCGATGAACGCTTGAAAGAAAATGTTATTGATATTGAAAATGCTCTTACTAAAGTATTAGCTATGAGAGGTGTTGAATATAATCTCATCGGTGAATCTGATAAGAAGATTGGACTCATTGCTCAGGAAGTTGAAAACATTATTCCTCAAGTAGTGAATACTGATGAAGCTACTACGTTGAAGAGTGTTGCGTATGGTAACGTGGTAAGTGTTTTGATTGAAGCAATTAAGGAGCAGCAGGCTCAAATTGACCAATTGAAAAACAACACTTAATGAGTATGAGTAGAATATGCCTTTACAAACAAGTGGTGCCATAAGTCTCTTAGATATAGCCGGCGAATTCGGCGGTGGCACTCCTCATTCAATTAGCGAATACTATCGCAACGGTGGGCTTGTTTCTACTAACGGTTATAATCTGAATATTCCAACAAGTGGGACTATAGCGTTTAGTAATTTTTACGGTGCTCGAGCAAGTGGCTTTGAGTATCGTATGAGCGAGGATAGTTGGAACCAGAACAACGGGGTTTTCTATTCCACCCCTGGTGCATATAATACGCGATTTTTTGCAAGCTATACTACACCGGTTTGCCAAGGCGCTACATTTTCAGGACAAGCAGAAGTTGGTTGGATTTCCTACGGTGGATATTATCTTGGATGGGCCGCTGTACGCGGTGCGTCTTATCTTTATGGAAATAGAACTTTTGCCTTCGCGGCCGCGCAAGCAAGAGGATGGTCATCTGGTTTTCTTTCGGGCTCATATACGAATTGGGCTAATGCCACGAGTACTGGGTCATATGCTTCAACTGGCAGTAATCGCTATCTTTATTATGGCTATCAAAGTACAAACATGGCAGTAAATGTAAGCCAAAGATATCGAACAAGCTATGGTCGTGCGTACGCAGCACAGACATATATATTACAGATTTAACGGGGTTTAATTATTATGAGTGAATATACTTACACTATTCTTAAAGAAGACGAAAGAGAAAACCACGTCGTGGTATTATATGCCCGAGGAATTGATCGAGCAGACAACGTAGTCCTCAGAGTGGGTATACCTCCCGGCGAGTGGAACGACGAAAAAATTAAAAAAGAAATTATTTTAAACGCGCAAACTGTATTTGCTATGTGGGCTGATTTAGATGCGTTCGAACCTTCTGGTAACGTAGACCTTTCTACGAGAATAGACATCCCACAAACGTTTACGACTGATCCACTTCCATACGTTGACCAAGAAAATGAAGATTTAGTTCAAACACTCGTAGAAGCAGAAGATGGTACACAAACGTTACAGCTAACTGTTCAACCTAAAGATTTAGAACATAAAATAAACAATCATAAAGAAAAAGCTGCGTCAGATAGGTGGGGATACGAGCAATTAGGTGTTCGTTGGACTAAGTCCGATGGAACAGAATTCGTTTTTATGATGGGTGAATTAGATCAAGCTCGATGGTCAAACGCACGAGTCGCTGCTAATGCTGGTTTACGAGAACCAACATCGTCGTGGAAAGCTATTGACGCTCAAACAGGTAATGTTACTTGGATTCAATTGTCTAATGAAGAAGTAATAGAAATTTCTAATCTTATTTTTAGACAAGTCCAAATGTGCTTTGATGCAGAAGCTGCAGTTAATGCTAAAATTGATGCACACGATTTTTCATCTTCATTCGTTCAAGAATATATGACATTGGCTGGAATCACAGAAGAAGATTTAACACCAGCAAATACTACACTTGACGCTACAGAATGATGATAGGGGCTTCGGCCCCTTTCTTTTGATTCCTTTATCCGAAGAATTATAAATAGAGAAAAAAGGAATTAACATGTCTTCTAGAGCAAATATTTACATCGATCAGGGTGCTGATTTTCGAGTCAGCCTAGAACTTTTTGATGCTGACAATGATGAGTTAGACGTAGATAACTATAACATTTTTGCTACTATGCGAAAGTTATATTCTACGACTAAGATAACGGACTTTGATATTGAGAAAGGTCCGGACACAAATGATGTCACGCTTGTTCTTCCTGACGAAATCACAGTGAACCTCAAGCCCGGCAAATATCAATACGACGTGTTGATGGAAAAGCCAACCGGTGAAATTTCTAAGATCGCTGAAGGTCTCGCTATCGTAGTCGGTACTATCACTGACACAACAACCTATACTCCAAGTTCAGTCAATCAATTGCCTTCTGATGGCGTTGGTGACGGTGGCACTTTTTAATTAGAGGAAAAGTAAATGTCAAGTCCATTCACTTATCTACATAAAAGAAGTAACGTAGTAGATAGACGCCCAACTACAGAAGATTTATTCGAAGGCGAAATTGCTCTCAATACTTATGACGGTAAGCTATTTTTTAAAACAGTTCAAAATGGTATTGAAGATGTTATTGAAATCGGAGAAAATTTCGATGGCCAATATGCAAGTTTAACGGGTGTTCCTACATTACTCAGTGCATTCACAAATGATCCTGGCTATATTACTGATTATACTGTTACTCTTGCAGATGTAACTCAACACGAGACAGGAATCACTATTACAGAATCACAAATTAGTGATTTGCAAAATTATTTGACGTCTGTTTCTTTTGGGGATTTGACGTCTACACCGACTACACTTGCTGGATATGGAATTACAGACGCAGCGACTGCTGCACAAGGTGCTCTCGCTGATTCTGCATTGCAGCCAGGTAGAAACATTAGTACACTTCAAAATAACGTAGGTTATTTGACGTTCGTATCTAATACTGATGTCACACAACACCAATCTGACATTCGTATTTTACAATCTCAAGTCACAGATTTCTATGTGTCAAACACTGACGTCACTCAACATAATTCAGATATTCGTATAGTCGAATCTCAGATTACTGACTTGAGACCATATCTTCTTTCTGTTTCGAATACGGACGTTACACAACATAACTCAGATATTCGAATTACTGAGTCTCAGATTACTGACCTACAGGGTTATGCATTACCTAATAATGCAATGAACTTTACGAATAAGACCGGTAATATTAGTCAATGGACCAATGATGCGAACTATATTACTACAGCCGGTGAAATCAACGATCTAACCGCGAACGTAACTTGGGACACAGTTCCAGATCAGTTTATTTCTCAATCTGCTGTCGTACAATATGAAGGTAACCTTATCATCTTCGAAAATCAAATCGGAGACTTACAAGCTTACCTCACGGCAGTATCAAATACAGACGTAACTCAGCATCAGTCTGACATACGAATTAACCAAAGTCAAATTGTAGACTTTAACGTATCAAACACAGACGTTACTCAACACCAAACTGATTTGAGAATTACTGAGTCTCAGATTACTGATTTGAGACCATATCTTCTCTCAGTCTCGAACACTGACGTAACGCAACATCAGTCTGACATTCGTATTACTCAAAGCCAAATCACAGATCTTGGTGTATCGAATACTGATGTTACACAACACCAGGCTGATTTGAGAATTACTGAATCTCAAATTACAGATTTACAAGCATACCTCACTTCTGAAACGACGACAGTTCTTACGGCTAATAGTGTAAGTCAAGAACTTCGCTTTACAGACGAGACAGGTGCAGTTAATGCAGTCGATCTCAGTTGGGCAGTCGATGACACTAACTTGGCTCGATTAGTGAGTGGTACGCTTGACGCTAATACAGGCATCGCAACATTTGTGAGAGATGACGCATCTACATTTACAGTTAACTTCAATCCTTTATTTGATGATACAAACTTAACTCGTATTACTACAGGTGCGTTTAATGTAAACAACGGAGACTTGACTCTTACTCGGTCAGATAACACGACAGTTATTACTAATTTAGAAGGTCGTTATTTGACAAGCGTTTCAAACACTGATGTTACTCAACATAATTCAGATATTAGAATTACTGAGTCTCAGATTACTGACTTGCAAGCTTATTTGACTGCTGAAGTCGATCCAGTTTATACTGCAGAAAAAGGTCAGCCTTCTGGTACGGCAACTCTCGATGCTGTTGGCCAATTACTCGATCAAACGGTTTCTGCAAATAACGTAACTCAGCATGAAGCAGCGTTAACGATTACTGAATCCCAGATAAGTGATTTGCAACCATACCTTACAACTTATACTGAGTCTTCTACTCTTGACGATGTAATACAGAGAGGAAACTCTACTACCACAACAGCGATCATTCCATTCCTTTATGCTAATCAAGCAGCATTCCCTAATGCTTCGACTTATCATGGTGCGATTGCTCACAGTCATGCCGATGGTGCAATGTATTTTGCTCATAGTGGTAGCTGGAATAAACTAGCAAATGATAGCGATATTGCTAACATGGTTGAGACTACCGATTCTGTAAGTGTTCTCAGCGATGTAGATACAACAGGTGCGGTTGATGGATCTATACTTGCATATGATAATGGTACCTCTACGTGGAAAGTCAATTCTGGTGCTACCTCAAGTGTGATTGCACCGTTTGCATTTGCTGTTGTTAATAGCACATCGAATGGCTCTGGTACAGGAATTAGCTGGTCAAACTGGAATGGATCTAATTATACGTTCGACTTTACATTTGATAGTGCTCAACCTGATACTAACTATGCAGTTATTACCGATTGTGATGTTTTCGATAACTACTTCGTTGAAATCTCTAATAAAACAGTAAATGGTTTTACGGCGGGTTTCTATGATGACACACAAAGTCGTACCCCAAGCACATTCTCGCCGTTCACATTTGTAATCTATGGATCGACTCCAACAAATAATATTTTAGGAACGGGTAATCTTTCGACTGATCTTACTGTTTCAAATGCTTCGCCAGGAACTGCGGGCCTTGCATACGATTCTGGTAATACAGCGCTTATCTTTACACCACCCGATTTGTCGAGTTATCTCACATCTGTTTCGAATACAGACGTAACTCAGCATCAAACAGATATTAGAATTACTGAGTCTCAGATTACAGACTTACAATCATACTTAACTGCTGAAGCAGATACACTTGCTACTGTGACTGGACGAGGTAGTTCAACTACAGACGCAATAACAGTAGGTGGTTTAAGTTTTAATGCTGCAGACGGTATACAAATAGATGCGCTAGAGTCACTCTTATTTAATATTGACTCTGACAACGATCAAACGAACAGGGTTTTTGGAGTAAAAACCAATAGTGCTGACACTCTCTTTACTATTCAAGATAACGGTGATGTAGCAATTGGAACTCATGCACCTGTTTCCAAATTAGATATAAGAGAAGAAGCGACCGGTGGCTCTGCACAAATTCGTCTTTACAATACGGACAACTCTAACACCACAACGCAAACTGCATCGTTATTCTTATCACCAGATTCGAGAGGTAATGGTGCCTTAATATTTGGTAAAAAAGAAAATGCAGACTTTAGCACCAGTGCAAGTAGAGATGTTGCTCTAGTTTTCTCACCCGTTTTAAATAACGCACAAACAGAGGCTATGCGCATTAAGTCTGGCGGCGAGGTTGGTATTGGTGTAACACCTCTAGCTCCTTTCCATGTAAGAAAAAGTACCGCAGTTGCTAGTGAGCAAGAAGTTGGTAGATTTGAAACATTCCTCACCGGTGGAACAAACGGGCAACAGCTTTTAAAAGTGCTGGCAAACAATACCCCTACTACTGGCGAATATTCTCGATTTGAGTCCATATTTATTGATAGTCTCGGGTCTTCTTCAGACGCAAGCTTTGAATTTAACGGAACACTTACTGTAGATTATGCAACTTCAGGATCTTCAACTGGATACTATTTCTCAACGCCGAGCACTACGGGTCTTCAGTGTTCAAATGGTGGCGTAGGTGGCACAACTATAAGACTTTATAATAACAATGTAGAGGTACTAGAGCATAATCAAGTTCTGAACATTGCTAAATTTGCTACGCAAGTAGAGGTAGAAGATACTACAAACTCTACTTCTGCTACTACTGGTGCTCTTATTGTCGATGGTGGTGTAGGTATTGCAAGTGATCTCTATGTCGGCGGAACAATTACTGAGCTTTCATCCATTAGATATAAAGAAAATGTAAGAGACCTAGACGCTTCAATAATCCCGCAGTTGAGACCCGTCTTATATGACGAGAAAGACTCGGGCGGAAAAGATATTCCGGGCTTGATTGCAGAAGAAGTTGCAGAAGTATGTACCAATGTTGTTAGTTATAATGAAGAAGGAAATCCAGAAGGTCTTCAATACTCGAGGCTCATTCCATATTTGATTGATCACATTCAAAAGCTTGAGAAAAGAATCGAGGACTTAGAAAAGAATGGCTAATCTTTTATCAGGCACAACTGTTACTGGATTTACTTATGGTACTGTGTTTTCAGTGCCGGCCGGTTTGAGCAGCGATCAACAAGAGTATCCGCAACAAGATCCTTGGGGTAATTTTACGAATCTCAGCGCTAATTTATCTGCCCGGAAATTTGGAGATTGGGTTGATTTAGCTATTCAATTAGATGGGATAGCAGAAACCTCAGCACCAGGCTTTGTATCAAGTCGAGTCATTTATACTTTACCCGTGGGTTATAGACCAACCGGATACGCAAATTCAGGAGCTGTTAGACCACCACCATATGATACTATTATTACGACAGGTATGCTTCGAGTCGCAGGTGATACTAATTCATTCGGTGGCGATAACATAAGACACGAAGGCGCGATTGAAATACGAATCAGCGGAAGTAATGGCTCTGTAAAAGCATTCACTGGCCCAACTGGTGCCGATACGCTTGGGGGTAATGCCCCTAATAACTCGGGAAACTTATCAAGTGGAACTGCTTATACAATTGCAAATAATAATTCTTGGACTACAGTTTTAGTGAGATATTGGGCGGGAACTGTATAATGGCTAATCTAGTTGCTGTTAATGTAACGGGACCTGTGTATATATCAGATCCAGCGACCACAACTTATAGCGCGCTATGGACCTCTATAACTCCTTTGAATAACTGGACTGCTTTTAGTAACGATCCATATTCTACAACTAATTCTGCGTTGTGGAATAGCGGAGCAAATGTCGCACCTCGATACACAAAAATAGATGGAACCGTTTTTGTCGAAGGTATAATAAAATATTCTTCCGCCGGTAATGATCCCCCCTATCTAGACGTGTGGCAATTTCCGATGGGATACAGGCCACAGCACCAGGACGGATCGGGCGGCACATCAATTGCGGTGTATCCAATTGTTAGCGGCGGACCAATTAATAGTAATCGGATAAGATATCGTTGGAGGATTTTTAGCACCGGGCTGGTTAGACCCGATGAAATTAGCGGAAGTACTCCAAATGATTATGGATGTCCACATCCAGGTAATCAACCAATGAGTATCAATTTTTCTTTTTGGGCGGGTGAGTAATGGCTAACTTACAACTTACATCTTCTTCTATTAGTAGTTTTAATATTAGTGGAGGAATTACTGCAAGTAACTCGCCATGGATTGCGTTTAGCGGATCGAGTTTTGGCACGTTTGGATACCAACAGTTCCCTAATTTTTTAACGGGATATTTTGGATATTATTCTACAACACAATTCACACCTGGCTACGCAAAACACCAAAATATTGTAAAGGTGCAAGGATTAATATCTACATATCCAAATAGTGATTCAACTTATGGTGGCACTGGTTCTCGATTAAATTACACGCCAGGATCGATGAGTGAAGAAATAGTTTATACATTACCGACGGGATATAGGCCAGGAAGAACACTTATGTTTCCTGCAATGACGGGCCCGAATATGTCCTGGCCGCACAATCAGGGTAGTGTATCCGCAGACGGACCTGAAAATCTTATAGTAGATACGAGTGGAAATATTAGGTGGTTTGGATCTGGAAATCAAAATAGAGAATGGATAGCACTCGATTTCGAGTTTATAGCAGCTTAAGAGGAATTAAAATGGCACGCGAAGAAATTACATGGGAAATTGAACAAATAAAATACGCTAAAGTAAGCGGTGAATTAGAAAACGTTATTTTAGAAGTATTCTATAAACTTATTGCTTGGTATGATATGATTGTACCCGATGAAACTGATAATTTAGATGAAAATTTAATGATCATAGATCCTACTAAAACTAAAACAATCGAGAATGGCGTTACAGTACACGGATCTATTAAGCTCGATCCACCCGGTGATGCATTTACACCGATTGATCAACTTCCTAAAGATGATGTTGTAGCATGGATAAAGACGAAGCTTGGAGAAAGTCAAGTAGCTGCGTTGGAAACTACAGTAAGCGATAAGCGCGCAAATTTAATCGACACGAATATAGATCGTGGTCGGCCTGCTCATTGGGATCCCGTACTTTAATTTTCTGAGTAAGTGCACAAACCATAAATAGCTTATGGAACTTTATATGTCTTAAGCTATAAAAAGAACAATAGGAAAGTAAGGGATGAGCATCAAGGTAAAGGTAGGCGGCTCGAAATCAATCCGATCTGTACCGAAGCAAGACGCGACTCGGACAGTCGTCGCGGCTGGTGAAAAGAAGCCAATCATTACTCCAGATTCTATTACGTTAGGTATAGATACAGTAGGCTCTTATGTAGCCAGTATTCAAGAAGGTATCGGATTAGACGTTACTCCTAACGATAGAGAAAACGCCGAAATAACAATCTCTCACGAGATTACGACATCAGCAGTTAGCTCCAATAACTCTCTCTTAGGTATTACCACAAACATCGATATTGATCAATTTGGTCATATCACTGCGTTCTATAACTCCGAACTGAATCCTCTGAACTTTACTTCAGACGGAACTCTCATTACAGCCAAGGATATTATACTTGGTAATACTGCGATTACGATTGGCGAATCGACTACTGATATTAGTGGATTAACCACGTTCAACGTCGGTAATGTAAATTTTGCTGGTGATACAATATCAGGTCCATCACTACAATTTAGCTCAAATAACGGAGTTATTAGTGTTGGCGGCGCGACAATTTCAAATGTTGGGGCACCTGTTGCTAATACTGATGTAGTTACACTCGGTTATCTTGGTACTTCTCTTAATACAGTACCCGATCCAGTTGATCCAACCGACGCCGCAAACAAAAGATATGTAGATTTACAGCGAGATAACATTCTTTCGAGAATGACTGCTCTTGCTGCAACAACAGCAAATCTTCCCAGCGGATATGTTTTCTCTGGAAATCAAATTACTCGAACTCCTACAGGTACACTTAACATTGATGGTGTGACAGTTTGGAGTTTAGGTGATGGGCTACTCGTTAAAGATCAAACAGACGCTACGCAAAATGGTCACTACGAATTAATACAAGTCGGTGATGCAGTAACTCCTTGGATTTTTGAGCGATCTGACCTTACAAATGAAGATAAAGAAATCGCTGGAAACGCGGTCTTTGTTACCGACGGTTCAACTCATGCGAAAACGGGTTGGGTTGCTACTGTAGCAGATGCTGAAAGATTTGTTCTTGGAACTGACGACATTACGTACGTGCAATTCCAAGGTGTTGGTACTTTCACTGCTGGCCGCGGACTTTCTCTTGTCGGTGATACTGAGTTTGAGGTAGATTATGCTCAGACTTTATCATCTATTACTGGTTTGTCGGATAGTCTAATTATAACATCTGATGTAGTCGATGTCAATAGTTCAGGCGGATTAATTTTACCGGTAGGTACAACTAATGACAGGCCGACTGCTGAACGGGGGATGATTCGTTATAATACGTCTGATTCTCGCTTTGAAGCTTATAACGGAACGACATGGTCAGGCCTAGGCGGTGTTGTTGATTCTGATCAAGATACATTTATTCGAGCAGAGACCTCGGCCGGAGCCGACGGTGATGATCTCGAATTCTTTACATCGAATATCCGTAGACTGATTATTGATGATCAGGGTGATATTACATACGGTGCTGGAAATAATCGATTTACTATTGATTACTCAACAGGCGACGCATCATTTATTGGTATTGTAGATTTCAGATCTCGCAAGGCGATAATCGTTCCATCGGGCTTTACGAGCGAGAGGCCGAACCCTGCTGAGCCAGGAATGCTTCGCTTTAACGAGCAAACAGATCAATTCGAAGGATATAATGGAACGGCATGGGGTACTCTTGGTGGTCTAAAAGACTCGGACCAAGATACCTATATTCAGGTTGAAGCTTCACCCGGTACTGATAACGACGACATTAACTTCTTTACCGCCGGCACTAATAGAATGTCCATCGATCAAGATGGTGACTTTAGATACGGCTTAGCTCAAAATAGAATTACATTTGACTATCTTACTGGAGACGCAGTCTTCCTTGGTGCAGTAAACTTTAATTCTGTTGGTGCAATTACAATTCCAAATGGTGCTACCTCGCAGAGACCTTCTACTGCTGATCAGGGTATGATTCGATATAACACTACGGACAGCGCGTTCGAAGGTTATAACGGAGCACAATGGATTGGGTTAGGCGGTGTTATCGATGCCGACCAAGATACAAAGATTATCGCAGAGACATCATCTGGTGCCGATAACGATCAACTCGACTTTTTCACCAATGGAACACACGTTCTAAGAATTAACGCGGCCGGTAACATACGCTACGGTACATCATTTAATCGATTTACTGTCGATTATGCAACCGGCGACATGACTACTCGTGGTACTCTTCAAACTGTTGGCCAAGCTACATTTGCTTCTGCAAACGTCGAAGATCTCACGATTACTCAAGTAGTCGTTGCTGGAACAGATGGCGAGCTCGAAGGTACTGCTGACTTTACATATTTCAATGGACTGGTCACTGTACCAGATCTTGACGTAACTGGCGATCTTGATGTAACCGGCACAATGGCGATTGGTCAATTAAGCGTTGGCGATCTTGATAAAAATAGAGTCGTCTTTGTTGGTGATAACGGAAGACTCTTAACTGACACCACATTTAGATTCAATCCAGATACATCAACATTTATTGTTGGCGGTGACATTGATGTAGATGGCAATTTGACGATTGGTGGCAACCTTATCATTGGTGATGCGCCCACAGACTCAATCACAGTATCTGCTGATTTTGAAAGTGACTTGGTACCTAACGAAGTCGGTAATTACTCTCTCGGTACGATTGGAAAGAATTGGTATCGAGTTTATACGCCGACTATTATTTCTGATACAGAAATTGTTACGATCGACGGAGCTGGTGCACTTAAGCTACCAATAGGAAATCGTTTAGAGCGTCCTACTGGCTCGGCCGGTATGATTCGCTTCAATTCTCAGGATAGTCGATTCGAAGGATATGACGGCACTCGATGGGCCGGCCTTGCGGGCTCGGTCATTGACGTAGACCAAGATACTAAGATTACTGCCGAATCGTCTGCTGACATCGATAGACTCGAATTCTTTACGCAAGGAACGCGCCGATTCTTTATTGAAAATACTGGTGAGATTACTACTGATCCTTCTCAAGATCTTGTCTTTGATGTGGGCGGTAATATTAATGTTGGTAGTACTATTATAACAGGTGTTGCAGCTCCTGTCAACCAGTCAGATGCAGTTAATTTAGACTATTTAGAAAATACTTTCTCGTCAACACTTGGAATTGTAGATGGTCCTCTTCTTGGTACTCAGCGAGATCTCGAAGTTACAGACGATCCTAAAGTTAGACTCGTCAATGGACTTGAAGTTAAAGCTTATTCTTCTGCTAATAACGCCGTTGACATCGGCCTTACTTCTCCTATGGCTGGAAGTACAGGCATCTATGGTAACGATGGATTTACACCGCGAATAAGAATTACCGAAGACGGACGAATCGATTTTGCGACTGAGATTCCAGTAGAGCTTCAAGCTAACGCGATTCCAGACTTCACTGAGACATCTCGTGATATTATCGCACTCATGCTTGAAGAAGGTGTACAGCAAGGTATCAGTGTTGTCAACGATGACGCCAACGATACGATGGACTTCATTGTCGATGACTTCGACATTATTCTAACTGGTGATGTCATTGGTTCGGCACGAGTTCTTGCAAACTCAAACACTACGATTTCAACCTCTATTGATTTTACAGCTAATGCTGACGATCGTTATGTTAATGAAACCGGCGATACTATGACCGGTGACCTTGCTGTTCCGAAACTTCTTGATGCAGCAAATAACGATTTTTATATTGAACCTGCTGCAACTTCTCAAATTAACAGTGCTATTATCGGTTATGGCCAAGCGGTATCTCAGCTAACGTTTAGAGATGGTCCTGCTAACCAAAGTTCGATTCTTTATGCGGCTGGCGGTAAGATTGGATTTCTAAATGACGTATATAATTTTGCAGTATACTCTGATAGAAGTGATTCATCTTGGACTGTCGGTGGAGATACAAAGGCCGAAAGATTCGTTGATATAAGCAATCCAAACTATTTCCTCGATCCATCTGGTACAAATTCAGTATTCGTACAACTTGCGCTCGACAATAGCCTTGCAGTTGGATCTGGTAATCTTGTAATTGACGTAAATAGTATTAGTACAGTTGTTACTGATATTACTTTAAATCCAGCCACGGGTATAATTAGAGCTGCTAACTCGGTTATTTCTGATGTGCTCGACCCCGTCGGGAACCTCGACGTTGTAAATAAGAGATATCTAGATAATGAAATAACGACTAGCTTATCTAATCTTATTGGTGGCGAAGGTCTTACATACGATGTAGCTAATACAGCCTTTAGTGCTAACGTTGACGACGTTACATTAGAAATCGTTAATGATGTTATAAGAGTAAAGGATAGCGGTATTGCAAATGCTAAGATCGCTAATCCATTTATATCCTTTGCTGCCGAAACCGGAAACACTGATGTAGTTTCTTTAGGTGAGGTTATTACCTTTGGTGCCGGCGAAGGGATTAATACACAAGTAAGTAATAATCAAATTTTAATCGCAGGTGAACTTGCAACGACTGCCAACATTGGTGTTGCTTCATTTGCCGCAGCAAACTTTAATGTAACTGCAGGAGAGGTGACCGTCGCCGAATTAGACGGTGGTACTTTTTAAAGATCTATATAGATCATAGAGTGGAAAGGGCATACATATGTCGACATTAATCAAGCTTCGACGAAGCGCTGTACCCGGTCGCGTGCCGACTACAGGGCAACTCGAGTTCGGTGAGATCGCGATCAACACCGCTGATGGTAAGTTCTTCATTAAGAAGTTCGACTCCGCAGCAAACACAGAAGTCATAGTAGAATTTAGTGCAGATCCCAACGATCTTCTTGCGCTGATTAAAACAGTCGACGGCGCTAACTCTGGTTTAGACGCAGATCTACTCGACGGGTTAGACTCAACTCAATTCTTAAGGTCAGATGAAGACGATACCTTACAGGGTAGTCTAGTTATTACTGGTGATCTTACTGTTTCGGGGAATACGACCTATGTCAATACAGAAACGATTAACCTCGCTGATAATATTATTACTCTTAACGCTAATCATACAGGCAGTCCGAGTCAAAACGCTGGCCTTGAAGTTGAAAGAGGAATCGCAAACAACGTAACACTTCAATGGAACGAGGCAGGTGACTATTGGGAAATTGCTTCGGGCGGCGTATTAGGAAGAATCATTACGACCGGCGACGAAGGCGCTAACAATGGTTTTGATGCAGATCTTCTCGACGGTCAAGAAGGTACGTATTATCTCGACTATAATAACTTCTTTAACGTACCACCCGCAACATTTGATCTTACATTAGACGGTAAAGTTACTGGTACAGCATTTTCTAACACCGGTATTATGACTCTCACTACAGAGCTCGCAAATACCGGCGTTGTACCAGGCACTTACGGTACACCTTCACAAATTCCAGTTATTACGATCGACGAAGATGGACGAATCACTTCGGCGGGTAATACAGCAGTAGCCGGTGTCGATGACTTTACTTGGGATGCAGCGAATAATCAACTTGTTCTTACGACCGGTGATGGATCAATCTATAACATTTATCTTAATCAATTTAAAGATATTACAGTCGAAGACCTGACCGCAAACTCAGTTAATATTACTAATCTTGGATTTGATTCTCTCGATGTTGAAGGCGATATTAGTGCAAACAATATTCATGTAACCGGCCTTATCGATGGACGAGATATAGCTGCAGACGGCGCCAAGCTTGACTTACTCGAAGATGGATTAGACCTTACACTTACGGGTAAAGTTACTGGTACGGCTTTCTCTAACACTGGAGTAATGACACTCGCCACCGAGTTAGCTAACACTGGTGTAACGCCGGGAACGTATGGAAACGCTTCTCAGATTCCTATTATCACTGTAGATGAAGATGGACGATTAACTGTTGTTTCGAACACCGCGGTTGCAGGTGTCGATGACGTAACATGGTATACAGCAAATAGTACCTTATCGATACTTACAGGTGATGGCTCAGTCTTTAAAGCTAATATTGACGAGTTTGACGAAATTACAGTTAATGGTGATATCATTGTCTCGGGCACCGTCGATGGAAGAGATATTGCGTTAGACGGTGCAAAGCTCGATCGAATTGAAGAAGATCTTACTGTCACATTAACCGGTAAAGTGACAGGTAATGTGACATCAAATACCGGTATTATGACAGTACAAACAGAATTGGCCAATACCGGTGTTACACCAGGCCAATATGGTAGTGGTACATTCGTTCCACAATTTACCGTTGATGAAGATGGTCGTATTACCAATGTTACTGAAATTGCTTCTCCTTCTGGTACGACAGTCGCGAGTACAGATTGGGAAATTGCTAATAACACACTTCAAATTTATTTGACAAGTGGCCAGCAATTTAACCAATTAATTGATCAATTTACTGGACTTGACGCAGATACGGTAGACGGCCAACATGCTGCAGACATTATTGCAAATGCAGCGTCCAACGTTGGTAACGCTAATATCATTATCGAAGCGAACACTGGACTGATAGGTTCGGGATCATTTACACTCAACCAATTTTCAAATACAACAATAACTGTTGAGCACGCCGACACGTCTGATATTGCTGACATTAATCTACTTAATACTGGCTCAGTAATACAAGCTATGACATTCGACCAGTTTGGTCATGTGCTCACAGCAAACACGAGTAATTTTGATCTTCGCTTTTATACGCAGGCTGCACTTGATGGCGGTCAGCTCGATAATCGATATTATACAGAAGTAGAACTCAATGCTGGTCAACTTGATAATCGATATTATACTGAAGCAGAATTGAATCTTGGCGCACTGGATGGTCGATACTATACAGAAACAGAATTACAAAATGGTGCGTTAGACGGTCGGTACTATACAGAAAATGAGTCGGATAATCGATTTGTTAATGTAGATGGCGATACAATGACGGGAGATTTGACAGTCAGCGCAAATCTCGATGTAACTGGTACTATCACGGCTGGTGTAATCGATAGGAATCCAAACATCACTGTTTCACTCACGGGTGACATCGCCGGTACTGCTAATACTACATTAACCAATCTTGGCGATGGCACTATCAGTATTGCAACCACCGTACAGGCTGATTCTGTTGCTCTTGGTACAGACACCACTGGTGATTATGTTGAGTCAATTTCAAACACAGATGGTATCATTATCCTTGGCACAACAGGCGAAGGTGCGGTTCCAATTATTGGCCACGCCGATACGTCAAGTGTAGCTAACGTAAACACAGCATTTAAAGACGTAATTTCAAGTATAGACTTTGACCAATTTGGTCACGTTATAGCACACACAACTCGTACAATGGACTTCCTTACTGTCCAAGAAGCTGATGCGAGATATGTTAATGTTACCGGCGATACGATGTCAGGCAATCTTGACATTCAAGCCACGTTAACTGTACAAGACGATATTCTACAATCTCATGCTCATTACGTAACTGAGTCTGTGACGAAATCAAGCCAAAACGCAGCAACATTATTTGAATTTCCTTTTGCAACATATAATAGTGCAGAAGTAGTTATCACTGCAACAGAAGGAATAAATAGACATATCACAAAGCTTTTAATTGTCCACGATGATACCACAGCATCGGCCACCGAGTTTGGTACAATCGCTACGGGCTCTAATTTAGCAAGTTATGAAGTTTCCATTATAGGTGCAAACGTTCGAATCACGGTTACTCCGGCACAAAGTGCTTCAACTGTATTTAAAATAGCGGCTACCCTTATTGTAGATTAAAATAAATAAAACTAAACGCCAGATCTGGGGAGAGTGAACCGAATGGCAAATGATAAAAAGTTTATAGCCAAAAATGGCTTATTGACTCCGGTCCGCGCGATCATTGGATCGACGACCGATAATGGCATAGACGAATTACAAGTTACAGGAACTAGTAATCTCGCCGGTGCCGTTACAATCGAAAATAGCACGGCTACTACCACGTCACTTGAGGTTGAAAATACCGGCGCTGGTGGTTTTACTCCCGCTGCAAGTCTTGTTAAACTTACCGGTGACGCAGATACTCTCCTCATTCAAAACTTAGTCGGTGGAACATATGAACTGACTAACACCGGCAGCAATAATAAGATTCGATTCTATAATAACACAAACGGGATTGCAATTCAATATGCCGGTTCTGATCGTTTAGTTATTAGTTCAACAGGAAACGATTTTAAAGGTCTTGCTACTTCCACGATCGACGGTAATCGAATCATTACTGTTCTTGACCAAGCAAGTCAAGGTGGTTCATTCGACGCTGCAACTCTTGATCAACTCGATTCAACTCAATTCCTTCGCTCAGATGAAGACGATACCATGTTTGGTAGCCTCATTATTACGGGCGATCTTACTGTTTCTGGTAATACCACGTATGTTGACACTGAAACAATTCTGTTGTCTGATAACATCATTACTCTTAACAGTAATTTTACGTCGGGTACTCCATCAGAAAATGCTGGTTGGGAAGTTCTTCGTGGTAGTCTAGCAACATCATCTATTCAATGGGATGAAGGGAACGATTGGTTTAAACTCATTTCTGCCGGCGTAGATCTCGGCCGAATTATTACCACCGCAGATGAAGGCGCTAATAACGGATTTGATGCAGATACCGTTGATGGACTTGATGCCTGGCAATTCTTAAGATCAGATGTTGATGATACCGCTCAAGGTAATATTACAATCAAAGGTGATCTTACTGTTGGTGATGATGTAGGTGCTGCACAAATTATACTCAACGGTACTGGTCAAGATAGAGTATTATATGCCGATAATGGTGAAATTGGATTCCTTAACGCAGGCTTTAACTGGGCTTTAAAATCTGATACCAACGGTGATCTTGAAGTAGAACGCGACGTTGAAGCTGGAAGAAATGTTATTGGTGCCACTGGAGTTACGGCAACTACGGGTAACGTTACTGCTTCAGCTGGAGATGTAATAGCACAAAATAATGTTACTGCAACGACTGGTGACGTATCAGCCAGCGCTGGTAGTGTAACTGCGCAAGTTAATGTTACTGCGACAACGGGTAATGTTTCAGCTACTGCAGGTGATGTTACAGCAGGAAATAATATTACTGCTCAGAATAATATCACAGCAACTACGGGTAATATTACGGCTTCTGCTGGTGCAATCAGTGCTGCAACAACAGTCACTGCTGGAACCGATGTTATTGGTAAACGATTTGTAGATGCCGACACAAACACATATTACGCCGATCCAGCAAGTAACTCGATTTTTAGTGGCTTGGGTTTAGATGATAACCTATTCCATAATGGTGATACTGACACGAGATTACGTTTCGAAACAGATCATATTAAATTAGAAACTGGTGGAAACACTCGATTCGACGTTAATAATACGAGGGCATTATCTTCACTCGATTTATACGCACCTAATCTTATCGTTAATGATGCACTCATTCATAATAACGATACAGACACGAAAATTACTTTTGCTACTGATACAATAGATCTCGACACCGGAGGTGCAACGAGACTTACTGCGAATAACTCAGGTGTTTCTGTATTTGGTAATTTAAGTGTTAGTGGTGATATTAACGCCGGCGGTGATGTATACGCTTCGATTTACTACGACGCAGACGATAACAATTACTACGCTGATCCTAATGGCACGTCTGTAATGAAGACGATTGGTATTGATGACTACATCGTACACAACGGTGATTCAGATACTAAGATTGGATTCTTACAAAATGATACTTTGCAAATGGATGCGGGCGGAACGACGATTTTCCTTGCACAATCTACTGCAGCAGAATATTACGTCGACGTTTATGGTGAAGGTGCATACTTCAGAAAATACTACGACAACGATAATAACGCTTACTTCCTCGATCCCGGCGATACTACACTCTCTTTAAATGTCGCGGGCCGTGCACGTACGGGTGACGGAACACTAGCATTACCTGCATACTCATTTATTAATGATACAAATACAGGAATGTATCGAAAGGGAGCCGATCAGATTGGGTTCTCGGCTGGAGGTAATGAAGAGCTAGTTATTTACAATAATAGAGTAGAAGCGCCTGGCTCTGTAAGATCACCTATTTTTTATGATCTACCAGACACTACATATTATGGTGATTTTGCCGGCACTTCACAAATGTCGCAAATTGATATTGATTCATATATCCGACATCGCGGCGATACAAATACTTATATGGGCTTCCCCGGCAATGACGATTTCACAATCACGGTCGACGGCACAGAAAGATTAGGTATTGATACTGATTCAGCAGACTTTACTGTTGATGTATACGCACCTAAGTTTATCGATAGCGATAATAATAGTTATTACTTAGATCCTGCTGATGCAAGTTTATCTGCGGTATTAAGTAGTGGTGTTCGTATTCATACGATTGGTAATTATGATCGTTGGTCTGATACTACTGGTGACGGTGGTATTTCATTAGTAGGCGCAGGTGATCGAGCGGTAGGTCAATCGACAACTGTGGCTATTAGTGGTAATTACTCTGGTTCTTATTCATTAATGTACCTTAATAGAATTGATCCTAATGCTAATCCATTCAACGATGGTAATAGGTATATTGAGTTTAGGCACGACGGTACGACTGGTACTAATTTAAGTGGTGACAGCAGTGGTAACCTTTATTGGTTATTACTGGCCGGTACATCACAATCGTATTGGACGCAGGCCGGTTCTGAACTACTTACCATTAATGACAATGGCGACATTGTGGTCGGCGGCAGTAGTGCTACGTACACAGACGGCGGTGATAATACACCCCTTACTGCAGCAATCGATCCTGCTAAACTCCACGTTAATGGATCTATCTACCTCAACGGTGCTAATAATGGTATCATCTTCGGTAGAGGAACTGCATCATTCCTCAGAGACGAAGAACTAGGATTCGGATGGGGCGGCGGTTGGTATATGACCGATGCCACGTATCTTCGTGTTAGAAATGATAAGACTATTTTGTCGGGCGGAGGCGCAACATTAAGTGGTGACGTCTATGCTAATCGCTATTATGACGTAAACTTCCAGCAACGTTGGATTGAGCCTGGCGGTGGCGGTCAATTAGAAGGCAACTTCGAGTTTGCTGCATCTTCTACGGGCACAAGTTATTCTACGGCTGCAATCGAATTAAGAGAAAGCAATTACACAGGAAACGGTACAGCAACTCCTCCTCAACTTGGATTCCATTGGGGCGGTGTTGTAGCATCGAATATTGCGCTTGAGTCAAACGGTCGGATTGCAATACGAAATAATCCCGGCAATGACTATGAGAAGTTTGGTGCATCAGAAATTCATGGTCGCAAATTCTTTGATATAGACAACAATCAATATTCTTTTGAGCCCGCAGTATCGGCCGCTTGGAGATTGCAAACTCCGACCGGTTATCTAGACTTCGGTTCAATGAATGCAAGCTATGTTCACTTCCAAACGGACAGAGATACATTCTATTTTAATAAACCAGTTGCCTTCGACGGAAATATTTTTGGTTACGGCGGTAACGAGACTGCATCGTTTGCTCGATACTATGATAGCAACGATCCTACTTTCTGGGCCGATCCAAACGCCGAATCAATATTTAGAACATTAAAGCTTTATAATAAGGCTGCTCCTCAAAACGATTTTGTTGCATTAACTATTGACAATGGTGACGGAACCGGAGATATTGATGCTCCTGAATCTTGGGTTGCATTTAATTTTAGAGATAGTAATGCAAACTATACACCTCAAGTTCGTATTGGTGGTAGAGCAGGATACAATACTGGTAGCGCAGATAATTTAGATAAAGAAGGCTCTGGTAACTTCATTGTTCAAACATCAATTGGATCGGGTGGTGCTGGTGCAGGTACAATACGAGATACTTTCTGGGTAGACTACCTAGGTAATTCTACTTCTTTGACTTCGTCTCGTGCTCCAATTTTCTATGATTGGACTAATACAAACTGGTATGCAAACCCAGACGGTGATTCAAGACTCAATACAATCACCCTTGATGGTAATGCTGTTCAACTAAGAGAGCCTACTGGCGACTATGGTTCATTCATGGTCGACGGCGGTGGTCGTAACGGATGGGAAGGATTCTCAATCGGCGGCCGTGTTGTCTTTATGCACAACAATTCTTCTGCGGTCGGAATGTACAATGACGTAGACAATGAATGGTTGATGAGATTTGATCTTAACGGATCTAACGATTTATACTATAACGGCATAATACAAGCACAAACGCAAAGTGGATACTTCCTTGCCAATAATGAAATCCGATCACCAATCTTCAGGGACACAACATCACCTACTACATGGTTCGTAGATCCATCGGGTACTTCTCGTGTTAATACGCTGAGAACAAATCGAATTTATCCTGCGTACGATAATGATACAAGCATTTATATCGATTACGTATCCGGCGATTATGGTTCATTGCAGATTAACGGCAACGGTAAGAATGGTTGGAGAGGTTGGAGCTTACTTAGTCACTTTGTATGGATGACACCAGGTGATGCTGTTCGTCACGGCATGTACAATGATGTCGATAATCAATGGCAACAGCAATGGTATCGTGGTGCTGGTACGAGATTATACTACGCAGGTGGAGAGCAATTCTCGATTGAGAACGGTTATGCGCTTGCTACAAACCAAATGCGAGCACCAATTTACCATCCACCGAATAGTACAACTTGGAGACTCGATCTCGACGCCGGTAATACAAGCTATGCTCTAAGAATCCCAGGCATTATTCGTCGAGATAATTTCCAAACTTCTGGTGACGGTAACAATAACGTATTACTCGATACGCAAGATTACACCCATTGGATTTGGAGAACGGCGGGCGACTGGGGTATTATGTGGGCGGGTAACAATAATCCATATCGCTCTTACTTCAGTACTTCAAACCCGAATGAAATTGTCTTTATTGGTAATGGAAATCTAAGAGCTTCTATTGATTTAGACAATGGTGATGCACACTTTACTGGTAACCTCACTGCACCTAATATTGCCATCTCTGGAAGTGGTGGAGATATTTCGCTTAATCCGGCTTATGGTTCTGGTGGTGCTGATCTTGTTCTCTTCGACTTTACTGAATATACACAAGCCGAAGTCACTTCTGGGCTCAAAGGTGCAGAATCGAATAATATCGCGCAGAGCGAATATGTTGATGTTCAAGACGCACCGTTTGCTGGACGAGTCGTACAAACTGGCGCTTATCGAGTCTTTGACTCAGACTATATTCCTGTAGCGCCAGGCGAAGACATTTATGGTGAAATATCTGTTAGGCGCGTGAGTGGTTCTGGCGGTCTTGTTTACATGGGTGTTCGCCGTTACGATAAAGATAAGCGACCAATTGCTGGCAATGATGGTATTACATACTTCGTAGTTAGTAGTAATAACTACACAAGCACGAGCTGGACTACATTCAGAGGCCATACAACAATTCCTACGTCTCACACACCTTATAATGGATCAGACGGCGGAGGATGTAGGTACGTACGTGTAATTGTTCTTATGAACTATCCATCAGGCGGTGGCCCAGCTACTCGCCAATATGGCGGTATTATGCTCAAGCGTCGCAACGTAGAATCGAATTTACTTGTCGATAATGTCGTTGCTAATGATATTCTTGCTGATGATATTACTGCTGATCTTATTGATGCTTATCGATTCAGAGATCGTGATTCTACTGGTTACTACATAGAACCAGCGAATACCACGGAATCTGCGAGACTTAGAGGCAGAATGCTCATCGGCCCAAATAATACTTGGGGTGATTATATCCAAGTTGGTGGTAATGGTAGAGAATATATTAATAACACCGGTGTAGCGTCTGTCGTAACGACTGATGGTAACTTACACATCGATGCAGCTAGTGGTCACCAAACATACATTAATTACTATGATGGCGATAATATTTACTTTGGTAATGGCGGGAATGGAGTTCATTCTCGTTGGCAAAGTAATGGCGATCTTTTTGTTGGTGGCGGTGGCTCTGCCGCGGCAGGCGGATTTAAGCTTGATGTAAATGGAAGCACACAGGTACGCGGAGATCTTTACGCTAACATTTTCCGTGATAGATCCGACCCAGGCAACCGCTACGTTGATCCGGCAAGTACTTCACAAATCAATCGACTTAATGTTAATGAAATTAAGTCTTTCCCGAGTCCAAATTACGGACAGCTTTACTTTGACAACGCTGGACAAGTTTATCCGAGTGGAAGAAGTCAGGTAGTTGGTACAGGTCTAGGAATTTACTCTTCTTATAGTGGAGGTTCGGGTAGTCCATTTACTTATGATATTACTGCGTCTTTCAATAATAATGGAAAGGCATTTGAAATTGCAGCCGACTGGATTAATACGAACAGAACACCTCTTCAAGTAAGATCATTGAGAGATTGCTGTCAGAACTGGACACAGTGGAGACAAATCGCAACCGCTGGTGTAACGTATAATCATGGTGCAGATATTTACGCTTCGAGATATTACGATAGCGATAATGATTTCTATTATGGTGACTTTGCAAGCACATCTCGTGTTGCTGCAATAGACATGTATAGCACTCTTTCTATGATGAATGGTGCGCAAATTCAATTGCGTGCACCAGGTTCGAACAACCTTCGTGGTTATATTCAGGTACGAGATACAAACGACGGCCACTTAAGAATTGCTACCTCGGGTGGTGAAGATATTCGCTTCATGGATGGTGGTCTCGACGGTCAATGGAATATGATTATCAGAGGTGATGGTAATACTCTGATTAATAACTACATTGACGCGACGAGATTTAGAGATCGAAATAGTCCCGGCTTTTACGGTGATTTTGCTTCTACGTCTCAAATGAACGTAGTTGATGTTAATCGCTTGAGAGCTCGCGGCTCGACTGGATATTTCTGGGATGGTAACGAAGATCTCTCTATGTATGTTTATGGTGAGATTGCGAACTCTAACTATGCGGCCGGTAATTTACAACCAGGTGCTTTGAACATCGGTCATACTAATCGTAACTATGCGTGGGATGGAACATCATGGGCCGGCTCAATCAATGTGGGTATTCTTGCTAACACTTCAGAAACTTGGGAAATGGCAATCCATGATAGTGGAGATAGTGTTAAATCTTTTGTCTACTTTAATGGTGGTAGCGATTTCCAAATTGGTCGAAACATTGGCTGGGGTACAAATAGAGTCATACATCCCGGTGGTACAGCGTCTACGATCTATACAGATTGGACGAATACAGGTTATTACTTAAATCCAGCTTCATTGTTTAGTTCTAATATTAATGGCTTTAGTTTAAGAACCAGAGCAATGCTTGGTGGCCCAGGCCATAGTAGAGATATTGTCTATAGTGGTAGTGCTTATTTCCATGCAAGGCCGACTATTACAAGTGACACTAATTATTGGACTGGTGCAGTAGGCTGGAGTAGACAAGACTTTAATACTCGTGTTGCGGATTGGGGCTCGGGCTTTTTTGATACTTGGAGCAATCCACCTAATCAGCCTTCAGGTACATCTCACTGGGTGGGCGTGCAGGCATATCACTATTCTAATGGCTCAGCCAGATATGGTTGGCAGCTAGCCGGCGGACCAATTGCAGGATTAAGATTCCGTAATACATGGTCGTCATTTAGCTCTTGGAAACACATCACAATGTACGGTGTGAATGACGCACCAAGTGGTTCAAATGGTTACCTTTATGCGCGTAGATTTGTAGATACTGATTCGAGTGGCTATTATGCCGACCCAGCAAGCACTTCAAGATGGAATTCTACAGTAAGTAATGAAACTTATACTTACGGGTGGTTCCGTAACTATACTTCGGGTCGAGGCTTATATAGCCAGGCAAACGGCAGACACTTCTATAGTCCAGGCAACGTCTATTGGCACATCGATGGTAGAAGTGATGTTGGCGGTCTTATTTTCTACGATCGCTACAATGGCTCACAAGGAAGTAGTACAGGTCGTCGTGGTTACGTATACTACGATGGTTCCGGTTTTGGATTATTGCATAGTGGTGGCGGTTGGGCTCTTCGTATTTTCAGTGGCAACTCAAACCATGAACTTTATGGTCAGACCTACGCTAATACATTACGAGCTTATATTTTCTATGATCGTAATAATGGCTCGAGCTACTATTCAGATCCAGGCTCTACTTCTCGTCTAAACGTTTCTATCACTAATACGAGCTACTTCAGTTCGAACACGAGTAGAGGCTACGCTCAAGGATATAGTTCGCGGAGTTCTTCTTTACATAGATTCTCTTATATTACAATGAACAATGGAAGCTCGGGTTGGAACGATTATCGCTTCCATGGTATTGCATCGACTGACTATAACAATAACTTTAGTGATAGTATATCGATCAACTCTTATAATGACGTAAACATAAGACTTGATTCGAATAGTAATAACAGCAGCTCTTACTTACGTATTCACGACAATGGTAGAACAAATGCACTTAACGTAGCATATATCGGTAGAGAAAGTAACAACGCAATCGCATACTTCTACAATAGAGTATATGGTGCAATCTACTATGACCATAGCGCAGGCTATTATTTTGATGGCAACTCTACTACAAGATGTAATCAGCTTACTCCAAACAGAATTAACTCACCTTATCCTGGTGGTAACTCTGGTATTACAAGAAGTAGCTCAGCATACTCATTTGGCTTCCAGGAATCTGGTAGTTGGAGTTATCCATATCCTGACTTAGTATTACAATACCACACTGGTATGTCATTTGCTGCTAACCCATCTTACGGTGGTATGCGATTCTTTAATGATTATAACAGTAGTACTGTAAGATTCCAAATTAACGGGGGTTCGGGATCAACCTTAAGTCATAATTTCTCAAATACATGGCTCCACGTTGGTGGTGGCGGTGTTGGTATCCGTAGCACCTATAACTCAGCTACCTTCTATCCAAATAACCAGTCGAGCTATGGTTCTTGGAATATCACCGGATCTAGAAGTGGTTGGAGAGGTCTTTCATTCTCTGATTCAACATATAGACCCCACTTAATGTTTGATGGTAGCTCGAGTGGTGGTTACTATATTCAGGATCTAGGACGTTGGGTATACTATCATAACCGTGCCAGAAACTGTACTGGTTTTGCTTCATCTTCGACGCTTTCAGGATATCGTGTACGTATTAATGGTTCACTTTATTGTAACGGTAACGTTGTTGCTTACTCAGATAGACGTAAGAAGAAAAATATCGTCACAATTGATAATGCTTTGGATAAAGTGTTGCAATTGCGCGGTGTTTACTACGAAAGAAAAGAAGATTTAATTGACGAGCGTGATGACCTCTTTAAGGGACGTCAGCTTGGTATGATTGCACAAGAAGTTCTTGAGGTCGTACCAGAAGTTGTCTCCTATGCAGAGGAAGTCGATGAGTATGCACTTGACTATCCAAAGATGGTAGGCCTACTTGTTGAAGCACACAAAGATCAGCAAGAAATTATAAATAACCAGCAAGAAAAAATTGACAAGCTGGAAGAAATGGTATATAATATGATGCAAAAAATGGAGAACCTATAAATGGCCTTAATTCAATCTTACGAAATTCCCGGCACTGGATTGTCAGCACCAAACGCCTATTTTGTAGTTACGGACGTAAAAGTGCATAAAAGAATGCACGATTTGAAAACACCCGTAGATACTTACGATCCCACTGGTTATACGAACGGTGGAGTCTGGGACGAAGGAACTGAGGTTCACTGGAAAAAAGGATACATTGGTGAAATTTTTATGACTATATGGGCAAATAAAGAAGCTCGAGAAAATGACCAGAAACCTATTGGTATGGCTGGTATAGATGCAAGTGAAGTAGAGGCCGAAGTACATATTGGTACTGAGGGGCTTGACCATCGCTGTGTAATGTTTATTGATGTTGATTCACCAGACAATTATGTTACTCAGGCATACACATATTTAAAGACGCTCGATTATTTTGCCGGCGCAACAGAAGATTAATAAATAGATTTAAATTCAAACGGAGATTAAAAAACATGGCACTTAGCGACGAATTTACATATACATGGGAAGTGACTGGTTTGAGAGTACGCAATCAGGTTAACACTGATGGTGATACTTTGACCGATGCTGTTGTTCAGACTTTTTGGAAAATAGAAGGTACTGATGCAAATGGTCACACAGCTATACACCAGGGTGCAACACCTTTTACTGCTGAAAACGTTCCTGCTGGCGAATTTGTATCTTTTTCGTCATTGACAGAAGAAACTGTTTTGGGCTGGATTCAAGACTTTGTTAATAATGATAGGGTTTATAGCGCCCATATCGTAGAAGTTATGCAGAGAGACATTGATCGTGAGCATAACGTTAGAGATGCTTCAATGCCTTGGGCCCCTGAAGAGCCAGTAACGCCGACACCAGGTGCGCCCAGCGAAGACGAACTTGGAGAAAGTGCAAACACTGCTGCACCGGAGTAATTCATGAATTATTCATGGAAAGTTTTAGAAATTTCCAAAAAAGATGTGACGAATCAAGATGGTGTTGTTTTATCTGACTCTGTAATACAAATTAGTTGGAGTAAAACAGGCACAACAGACGATGATGTTGAAGCATCTTATGTGGGAAAAACTCATTTATCTGCTGAAGAGGTTGCAGAAGCAGACTTTGTTGCATATGAATCTCTTACTGAAGATATTGTTCTTCAGTGGATTTCTTCGTCTTTGAGCGATGCTGACGTTGCAATTATAAATAAATGCATACAAGACAAAATCAACAAACAAGGTGTAACGAAAACAGAAGTATTCCCTTGGTCTTGATTTTCTGAGTTGAATTTATACATTATGGAGGTATTATGCATGATCTGCGTTTGCATGGTCTCGTTTACTACGCATTAAAAAGGGGTGGGTCAATTCACCCCGTTATCTTACCTAAAGAACTTACAGGCGAAACAGGTATCATGAATCCTTCTCTCTTTAATAGAGATGGAAAATTATTCATGAATGTTCGCCATGTAAATTATACGCTTCATCATAGTGAAAATCATAAATTTCCCCATTGTTATGGGCCTCTTCAATATATCCATCCAGAAAATGATATTAGCTTAACGACACATAATATCGTATGTGAGCTTGACGCTGATATGAATTTGCTCACTGCTGGCCAAGTTAAAATGAACTTTAACACGAAGCCAACGTGGAATTTTATTGGCCTTGAAGATGCTCGACTTTTTGTATGGGAAGATCGAATGTTTCTTTGCGGTGTAAGACGAGATGCTTATGACGACAAAGGCACTGGGCGTATGGAGCTTTGTGAAATAGATTTTGTAGATGGTATATGGCAAGAAATTGGAAGGTACCCTATCCCCGCTCCTCCGCCTAATAAATCTTACTGTGAAAAGAATTGGATGCCAATTCTCGATAAGCCATGGCACTTCGTAAAATGGACTAATCCCACAGAGGTCGTAAAGTTTAACATTGAAGATGGGACAACTGAGCAAATTGTGCATGAACAAACACGAACCTATCCTACACTCTGGCGTGATGTAAGAGGCGGAACTCAGGTTGTACAAATCGCGCCAGATCGAAGAATGGCGATCACTCACGAAGTTGATTTGATGAAAGATAGCCATGGAAGAAAAGACGGTCACTACGCTCATCGAGCAATCATTTGGGATGATGATTGGAACATTATTAGTCATACTAAAGATTTTACTTTCATGGGTTCACAGACTGATTGGAGAGTAGGATCTCAGCACGTAATTGAGTTTGCCACCGGCCTAGCATTTGCTGGGACAGATGCTTTGATTTCTTATGGCTTCCAAGACAATGGAATTTTTATATTGAAGATGCCGCAAGAGGTTTTCTTTGATTTCGTAGTGAGAGGATAATATGTTAAATGAGTTAGTTACTGAGTTTGCACTTGATTCAAAGAATCCTCAAAAAATATTCGATATGGCTAGAGAATATGATAGGCTTGAGCAAGGCGCAATGGCGATTGGTCTTTATTTGAGAGCAGCAGATATCGAAGAAGAAGACGTAGATTTTCAATATAAGTGTATGGTGTATATGGCCGAAGCTTACCGTCGACAAAGAGATCGTAAGCACAGTGTACTCATGTCATTGCAACACGCTTTGCGCCTGAGACCTAATCGACCGGAAGCACTTTACCTCATGATGAAGCACTACGAATCATGGGGAGACTGGAGGAATCATTTTCTTTACGCTGAATATGGTTTAAGAGCTCTTGAACTCGATGATCTAGAAGATCCTATTAAAGACGTGGGCTATCCTGGCAAGTTTGCATTTTATTACGGAAAGGCATTATCAGATTGGAAATGGCTTGGTTCAAAATCATCTCGAGACGCGCTATTCAACTTTAGATATAGAATGAAGAAAGGACCACACTATAGGCGACTTTCTGATCAGCTCGTACAAGAAGTGGGTTATCCACACTCAATTACTTACAATCAATGTCCGGATTTTGAGCGATACAAATTTACGTTCGATGGATTATCTACGATCGATAAAAACTATTCGGCTCATTTCCAAGATATGTTTGTGCTGTCATTATTAAATGGAAAGCGCGGCGGTACTTACGTAGAGCTTGGTAGTTGCGATCCCTTCGTTAATAATAACACGGCATTGCTCGAAACAAAGTTTGATTGGAAAGGCGTATCAATCGACAAAGAAGAAAAGTTTGCGTATGATTTCTCATCTAAGAGAAGCAATACTGTGATTTGCGCAGACGCTATGCATGTAAACTACGAAGATCTTTTCCACCAATTGTGTATGGATCATGAAGTTGATCTTTTGCAAATTGACTGTGGTCGATTCTCAATCGGTGTTCTTAAGAATATTCCATTCGATCATTATAAATTCAATATCGTTCAGTTTGCGCATAATCATACTGAATCGGGTCAATCGAGTGCAAGAGACGAGCAGCGCGAGTTTATGATTGAAAAGGGATATAAACTCGTAGTTAATGATGTTGCTTCTTCACCTACTACTTCATTTGAAGATTGGTGGGTTCACTCTTCTTTTGTTAACCGCGTCCCCGAACATATGTGGTCTCAAAAAGAAATCAATTTCGTATGGGATTATATGATGGACACGAATTATTTGCAAAATGCATCGGAGTTTGTCGAATGAAAATAGTAATTGTGACCGGAGGATTCGATCCATTGCATTCCGGTCACATAGCTTACTTTAAAGAAGCACAACAATTAGGTGATATTCTTTGTGTCGGTTTGAATAGTGATGAATGGCTCAAGCGAAAAAAGGGTCGCTATTTCATGCCGTTCAATGAGCGCAGAGAAATTGTAAAAAGTCTTAAAGGTATAGCATATACTTTTGGCTTTGATGATAGCGATGATACGGCAATCGATGCAATCCAACACGTAAAAGATTACTTTAAAGTACCAAGTCCGCAAATCATTTTTGCAAATGGCGGTGACCGCACGAAAGATAATATCCCAGAAATGGTTTACGACGATGTTGAATTTGTCTTTGGTATTGGTGGAGACGATAAGAAAAACTCATCGAGCTGGATATTAAAAGAATGGTCACAACCTACAGTTAAACGTGACTGGGGAACATATACAGTTCTCAATCAAAATGGAAAATGGGCGGTTAAAGAGCTTTCTTTTAAAGTCGGCAAAGCCCTCAGCGATCAACGCCACTTCCAGAGATCAGAGCATTGGCATGTCGTCGATGGAACTATTCGCATGAATTTAGAATTTCCTAACGGAGATAAGATCTCTAAGATCTATAACGAAGGCGATAGTATAGACATCCCTATGTGGACGTGGCATAAAGCCATTAATATTGGAGATGTAGATGCCAAAGTCGTAGAAGTTTGGATGGGCGAAGAGCTCAAAGAAGAAGATATTGAACGACGAGATTGATATAAATAACTTATAAATAGAAAAAACGCTAATAGTCCAAGGAGACGAAGATGGCAATTGAAATCGGCACCACTGCCGTTATCACTAATGATTTTAAGCTTCAGTCTATTGCCGGTGGCACAGGCTTTTACGACAACTTCCAACCAAACGTAGTTAATCTTACACCAGCAAGCTCAGTAACTTTGAGTATGTCTAACGCATATTCGAGCATTGGGCTTGATAGAAACACGACGTTTTCTTTGTCTGATATAACCGAAGGCAAAACTGCCATTATTACAATGGACTTAGATGGTCACACACCTACCTTTAACAGCATAGCCTGGGCAGAAGACACGACTCCTGCTTGGAGCACTTATCGTTATTGGACAGTAGCTCTTGTTGCATGGTCTGGGAGTGTTGTAAGAGGAATTGCCAGTGGGTTTAATTCGACTGGAGGAACATCTCCTCCCGCCCCAGACGTAGATTTACCTAATGGTCCTTGGGAATTGTATTCAAGCGGAGGTAATCTTGGAGGTTACGCACGCGGTTCATTTGTAATGGGTAGCAATGGACAAGCTTCCTTTACTGCTTCTGGTACTGGAGGTGCAGCAACTTTTGGTAACTTATCGAGTCCTGCTACGTGGTTATATTCGGGGAGCGCTTCCGATTATGACGTAAAATGGGATTACACTGCATCCCTGCCCGAGGCAGATTGGATACAAGGCCAAGAGCCAGGTAATGGCTGGCTTAATCTTGGAACAACTCGTCAATGGGGAATCGAAGATAGTAGCCAAGGTGGTGAGAATAACTCGGTTTCCGGAACACTTTATATTAGAAGAGCGTCTAATCAACAACAATTAGCATCTGTTTTTGTACGTATAATAGTAAACTACTCTCCTTAAGGTAAAACCATGGCCGGAATTCAAATAGGTACAAGCGACGTACTCAATAGCAGCCGCGAATTCGATAATATAACCGGCGCTGACGGTAACTACGATGGGCTGCACGCCCGACTTGTAGGTGGTTTAAGCGGAACCGTAATCAATATGTCTGTTCCTATGACAAGACATACTATGACTGCGCCTACTACGTTTGGTCTTACTGGAATTTCGGCAGGCACAACTTGTATGCTTCTTCTTGATCGTGGTGCAGATTTGCACGAACCAACATTTCCTGCAGGAATTGAGTGGCCTACTGAACCTACGTGGACAAATTGGAGATATTGGCAAATTGTTTTAACTTGCCCTCGCGGTTCTCAAGTTACTGGTAACGCAATTGGTTTTGTTTGGAGTGGTGTTAATGGTGAAGCACCAGGCGGAGCGGCGTTTGAGCCGACTTTTTCTAAACCTTCCGGTTGGCGATATTCTAATAAACAAGTTGAAGCAGGTGTGGGACAGACAGTATTCACAGCAGTATCAATTTACTTTGCGCATGACACGTCAAATAATAGAATTTATGTCAGATTCGCGCACTCTGACGATCAAACTCCGCAAATAGCAAACGATGTTTATGTAGGTTATACAAATTTAACAAATATATCAGACATAGAGTTTAAATATAAGTATGCCGATGCTTATGCAGAATGGGATCACACACCCACGGCTGAAACCGGATGGTCGCCTGGAGACACAAAAAAATCGCCAGAGGAATTCGTTAAACGTCACGGTCCAGGGCCTATTCCCGAATTAGACGATCAAACAGCATCAGGTGGTCGGCAATACTTACCAGATCAGTGGTATTCATTTTTTCCAAGCTCGTGGGATGGATCTAGTCTTGGCGGCAGTTTCAAAAGACTCGTTTGGAAAGCTGGAGCAATGCATTCGAACCCGTATGGTGGTGGTCCATGGCAAAGCCGCGTTGGAGTTGCTTGGGGAGCATCAATTGACGACAATTTGTCAATAAGAATTACGTGTGATGAAGGTCAATTTATTTCTACTTGTAATTTAGGTAGCTATGAAACTGTCGGTAATACTACAGGCGCACCAACCACTGATCCAGTCATTGCTGACATTCAATTATTAGCTATTCGCCGGCCTAACTAAAGGAGATAATAGATTGAGTTTAACACACACCTTTAATCTTATTGGCTCAATGATGAAACCCAGCTTTGATCCTGGTAGTGGTAATAATATTCCAGCTGGTACAAATTTTGCAAGGACAACTCCGAGCGGTGAAACGACGTGGGATTCAAATAATGCTGCGGTGTTAACATCTGATTTTGAGGTCGAGCCCGCAAGCACCACGCTTTTTCTTAATTCAACAAGCCAATTATATCTTAGAATGGAAAAAACCGCAAACGGAATGGAAATTAATTTTTTAACGCCGGATACTAACGAATTTGGTGTTGCTGCGGATGAAGATTATTGGATTAATACATCTAATCAATTTCAGGAAGCGACGCCACAAACAGAATATACACTATATGAAAATAATAGTGTAAGCTTTGATGCATTTAAATTTGTTTTAACTACTCGTGAAGTAGATCATAATGGTGATGGATTTTCGGCGATCCCACAAGATAGATTGCGAGCGCCAGGCGCGACGCAGACGACACCTTATGATGATCAAAACATTCCGTGGTTTTCTGTAACTAATACTGGAGACAAAGCAGCTTATGAATTGCTTTGTCTTTCTGCTAGAGAATACGAATCACAGGGTAATGGTTCAACACAAAATGGCGCTAATAGAATTGTAGAGTGTTGGGGTAGAGCACAAGGATATGCAGATACGTTATTAGTAACTTATACTGTTCAAGCATATGCAGAAGCAAGAATAGGTTCAGTATAACCCGAAATAAATAAAATAAATGCTAATAGTCCAAGGAGACGAAGATGGCAATTAAGGTAGCATCGACTACAGTAATCAATGACTCGCGAGTTCTTCAAAATCTCGCAGGCGCGTCTGGCAAATACACAGACTTCCACCCAACAGTAACTTCAATTAGTACAGCGATTAATTTTGCTAAGCCGGTTATGACTTGTACAATGTCATCTAACGTTACGTTTTCAGAATCTAACAAGGGGGTTGGTCGAAACAGTGTTCTTTTACTCGATACAAATACTGCTGGATATACACCTACTTTTTCGGGTAACGTAGAGTGGGCAAATGACACGACGCCGACTTGGTCAGATCACAGATATTGGCATATTTCAATGTGGTGTTGGGACGCTACTTATGTGAGAGCAGTGGCAGCCGGCTATAATACGTGAGATAATGTAATGGTTATAAAGGTAGGTTCATCAACAGTAGTTGGAAATTATTTTTCAACACCATATTTAGATAATATTACAGATACGACAGCAAGCGTATATGGTGTGTCAACTAATGATCCTTTTCAGGGAATATTTGCCACCAACACAATTAGTGGCACGTCATTTGTTGCTTTTGATCATTCAATGGGCGAATCGAATAGAAATGGTCAACGTATAGACATGAGCAATAATATGACACTTTATTACGAAGCTTCGAGTGCGTCTGCAGGATTTGTATCTAATTTGCTTATTGATCGTAATCCATCGGGTACCGCACACACATTAGATTTTTCTTCTTCAGAGCCAGGTGCAATGAACATTCGTTGGGAAGATGATACTGAACCATCTTGGAACGATTGGCAATATTGGCACGTTTTTGGTATTTGTTTAGACTCTTCAAATATTAGAGTATCGGCTATTCCTTGGAATCAAACATCAACTGCCGTCCCGCCCGGAAGTTTTACGGGTCGCGAGGAAGCGAGCGGTGTATTAGCTTACATTTCTGCATTCGATGAAAATACTCAAGGTGGTCTAGCTTCAGATCAATCTAAAGGAACATTTAGAATTGAAAGAACCGCCACCGGTCATAGAATCCAAGTAAGGTATGATCTTGGCGATATCGCAAACTGGTATAATAGTGCAGGACAGTCTCAAAGTCTTACTAGCAGCTGGTCAACAATTTACACGAGTACGACTACACCGACAGCTGTTAAAATTACGTCAACATCTAGCTTGGGATCATTAGATAGTGGATGGATTACAACTGGATCTTCTGGCGTAGGAGTCAACCAATCATTTGATGCTAGTGCAAGTGTTGGAGGGGTCGGAACCGACAATCAAACAGATAATAGGTATTTTGATTTTTGGGTAAGAGCCTCTGGATATGCAGACACTAAAGTAGCAGAATTTTCTGGTACCGCGATTGCTTCAGCAGTATCAGAATGTTTTATAGGTGATTCACTACTTACTATGGTTGATTCAGATGGCAGCAATATGCAAAACGTTTCTATGGAACAAGCATACAATACATATCAAGCCGACACTTCAATTGCAAGATATGTGCAAGGCAATGACAACGTAGTCAACCAAATTATAGAATTTAGAAAAACAGATGGATTTACGACGCTCATTTCATTCAATGGATCTGATTTTTTTGTAACAGGTGGTCATCCTTTTTTGACGACAGATGGGTGGAAGTGTGTACATCTTGCTGCAGGACAAGCAATTAATCCAAATTTAAATCTTACTCAACTTGAAGTTGGTGACACTCTTGTTAAGTTTAATCCAAGTACTCAGCAATATTACCAAGAAGAATTAACTTCAATTGAATCAAATCATCAAGCAATATCTGTTTATTCGCTTGATGTAAGTGGACCAGATTCAGGCTCGACGGGTAACGATACTTATGTTGTTGATCAATTTGTCGTGCATAACAAGTAGGAAAAAGAAATGACTTTACCACATTCAGCTGGCCACGGTATTTTTTCTGGGACTAATCCTTATGATGGCGGTAGCAGTCCACCTCCTCCGCCCGCGTCAGGTGCAGTTTCAGGTGTTACTTCTAATAACACAATTAATGAAGGCGCAACGGAAACCTTTAGCGTAACTACTTCTAATATTGCAAATGGCGAATCAGTTAGTTGGTCAATTAATCATGGTACAACATCAGCTGCTGATTTTTCTGCTACGTCGGGTACAGCAACAGTCAATAATAATAGTGCTTCGTTTAATATTACCGCAACAGCTGATTCGACAACTGAAGGTAATGAAACATTTACAGTTACTGTTACTTACACTCCGACGAGCTCGTCGAGTACTACTGGAACAATTACTGTTGTCGATACGTCGCAAAGTCCTCCGCCGCCATCAACACCATCGATTACTAGTGTATTACCTGACGGTTCAACATCTCATGTAGAAGGCCTTTCGCAAAGATTTGATGTTGTGACGGTTAATGTTCCTAATGGTACTTCACTTAACTGGACCGTTAATAATGTAACTACATCAAGTGCTGATTGGACGACTGCGTCTGGAACAGTTACGATTAATAGTAACGCAGGTTCCTTTTTTGTTGAATCTGCAACAGACGCGTCAAACGAAGGAACAGAAGAATATACAGTTACAGTTTCGGGCACAGTTAGTTCAACGTCTATTTCTAAAACGTCTGGATCGCAATATGTCGTTGATGCTGCTTCACCGAGAATTGATTCTCTTAGTGTTTCGTCAAGCTCAGTAGAAGAAGGAAATAATCTTAATGTTATCGTAGATACGCTTGATTATCCGAATGGTAACAAAGTATTTAACTGGGCCATTTCACACGTAAGCACTATTGCGCAAGATTTTGATAGTACAAGTGGTACTGTCATAGTTGCAACTTCTTCCGGATCTGGGACAGGAAACTTTAATGTTCCTATTAAAGCAGATACTGTTGCAAGCGAAGGTAGCGAAACGTTTAGAGTAACTGTAACAGATCCGTCTACTCCTAGTATTAATGCACAAACTATTTTAGTTACTATCGTCGATAAAACACCGAGAATGGTTAGTTTAAGTGGTCCAACGACAGTATACGAAGATGGAAGCACTAACACATATACTTTAACGACGGCTAACGTTCCTAACGGTACAGTTTTAGACGTAACATATAACTATGGATCCGGTGTAACCTCGGCCGATTTTGATACAACTACAACCGGCGCTATTACTACGACTGTAAATAATAATACGGCTTCAATAACCTTTGCGGTAAACGAAGATGAAACGACTGAAGGCGATGAAACATTTACTATCACGGTTGATGGTAATGCAGCTCATCCAAACGACGCGGGAGTATCTGTTCCTGTAAGTATAACGTCGGGAACAATTACAATTGATGATAGTTCTACAGAACCTAGTTTAGCTATTTCTAGTACGCCAGTTCAGGGCAACGAAACAAACTTCGCCACGATGACTTGGACTATCACTGCTGTTGGATTTAATAGTGGTACAACGTTGAATTGGTCAGTTAATCATGGTTCAACATCAGCTGCTGACTTTACTGCTACGTCAGGTACGACGACGTTAAGTGGATCCACAGCTTCAATTTCAATCACAGCTGTTGAAGATTATGTTAGTGAATCTGCAGAAACATTTACTTTCACTGTTTCTGGCACTTCTGCGGGCGGTACATCTGTTAGTGAAACTTCTCATACTGTTACACTATATAGTACGTCTCAAACACCTTCTATTAGCTCTGTTTCTGGACCTTCATCAATCGACGAAGGAGCAACTGGCGATTTTGATATTACCACAATTAACGTTCCCAATGGCACTCAATTAGCTTGGGAGATCCAAACCACCAGTGGTACTACACCTCCGCTTAGTGGATCTGGTTTAACTGCTGATGATTTCTCTGGCTCAACAATATCTGGTACTGTTACGATAAACAGCAATACGGGAACAGTTACCATTGGTCCAGTCGCTGACAATCTTACTGAAGGACCCGAACAATTCAAAGTGTATGTGTCTGGTACTGCTGGTCCAAACAATGCATCAGTGAGTGGAACCTCTGGAAATTGCACGATTAACGATACATCGAAGACTGCTGCAAGCATGGACTCTTCTTTTTCTATTACTGGTGGCATTCAGAGCGAATCCGGACAAGCCGGTTTTGTTGAAGCTTATATAAAATATGAAATTGATCATGAGCCTTCTAATAACAGAATAAAAATTGAATCACATAGAGGTGGATCACAAACACAGGCTATTATTATTACTGATTACGTTGATTACACCGGTTTAAGTAATATTACGTCTCTTGATGTTAAATATAATGT